AAGGGCGTTCGTGGGTGCGGCGACTTCAAGAACACCCAGTAAAAAATCACGGAAACCGGCCGGCTCAGCGCCGAGTGATCAGCCACAAGCCTTTGACCAGCGGAAACGCCGGGGGGATGCCATGGGGTGCCACCCAGAGACCGTGACCCAGTTCGCTGACCAGCTCAGACGGTTGATCAACTTGGGGGCCACGCCGGCCCAGCTGGACGAGCACCTGGACCGGCTGGTGGACGTGCTGCTGCGGGCCACCGAGTGGGATGCTGACCGGTGGGGGCTGGACCCGGACCGGTTCTGCATCAAGGAACGCCGGATAATGGAGACCAGAATAGTAGCGTCCGGCGGGAATAGGCATTGGTTCAGCTGGAATAGGGCCAGCCATCTCTAATAATAGTGTCGCCACAATGGTGGCGGAATAGTAAAGAGAACCCTGGGGCCAGGCGCCCCGGGCAATAGTAGGGACAATTCGATGCCTACTCACGGCGGGGCCCGGCCAGGCGCCGGAAGCAAGCCGGATCCGAACTCCATCCGCTCGGCCAATGGCCAGGGCGGTGAATGGGTGACACTGCCGGCTGAGGGCCGGGTGGGCCGCCCACTGCCGGATTGGCCCCTCGATCCGAAAGCCACCCGCCGGGAACGGGAGCTCTGGGCCCGACTCTGGCGCAAACCGCAGGCGCTCATGTGGGAACGCCTCGGCCTGGCCGATGAGGTGGGCCAGTACGTCCGGGTATTCACCGAGGCGGAGCAACCCGGCGCGCCGGTGAACGTGCGCACCGCGTGGCGCCAGCTGGCCGATTCGCTCGGCATCACCATGCCCGGCCTACGGATGCACCGGTGGAAGATCGGCGAGGCGGCCAAGCCGCTGGCCGCCACCGGCACCGACGCGGCCCGGGCTCGGCGGCGCGGCGCCCGGGAGCGATTCGAGATCGTGCCCGAGCCGCCCGAGGATGATCCGGGCGAGTGAAGTCACCCGAGTCCGGGTTCCTGGTCGACTGGCCCACCCTCTATGTCGCGCTTGACTGGGTGGAGGCGCACTGCGTGATCCCGGACGGGTTCCGGCGCGGCCAGCCGTTCACCCTGCTGGCCTGGCAAGCGTGGTGTCTGGCCAATTTCTACCGGGTGAAGCAGACCGCCGAGTGGATTCCGGACAATCCGGTGCTGGGCCCCGCGTTTTTCTACCGCCGAGCTCAGATCGTGCTACCCCAGAAAGCCGGCAAGGGGCCGCACACCGCCGCGCATTGCTGTCTCGAGGGCGCCGGCCCGGCGCTGTTCGCCGGCTGGGCCCAGCGCGGTGACGGCTACGCCTGCAGCGACCACGGCTGCCCGTGCGACTGGGCGTATGACTACCAGCCCGGTGAAGCCATGGGCATGCCCTGGCCGACCCCGCTGATCCAGGTCACCGGGTACAGCGAGGACAGCACGGACAACGTGTTCGGCTGGCTGCGCCCGATGATCCGCTACGGGCCGCTGTTCGACGTGATGCCCCGGGTGGCCGAGGAGTTCATCCGGCTGCCCGGTGGCGGCCGGATTGACGCGGTGGCCAGCTCGGCCCAGTCCCGGCTCGGTAACCCGCTCACGTTCGCCCCCCAGGACGAGGTGGGGATCTGGACCAAGGCCAACGGCATGCACACGCTGGCCACTACCCAGCGCCGTGGCCTGGCCGGGATGGGCGGCCGAGCCGAGGAGACCACCAACGGATGGGATCCCACCCAGGACAGCGTGGCCCAGCGCACCGCCGAGTCCGCCTCGGCCTGGGATCCGCACACCGTGGAGCCCGAGCAGCGGGCCGAGCTGCAGCGCGGCCGGGACGTGTTCCGCTACCACCCGATGGCGCCGGCCAACCTCAGCTACGGAGACCGCCGGGAGCGAAGGCGCATCCACCGCTATGTCTACGGCTCGAGCCTCCGCGAACGCGGCGGGCACATCGACCTGGACGCGATCGAGGCCGAGGCGGCCGAGCTGGTGGCCACCGATCCGGTGCAGGCCGAGCGCTTTTTCGGTAACCGGCCCAAGGCGGGTATCGGCAGCTGGCTGCCCGATGGGCTGTGGGAGAGCCGCCAGGTCACCCGTGAGGTGCCGGACCGGGCCCGGATCGCGCTCGGGTTCGACGGGTCCGAGTCGGAGGACTGGACCGGGTTCCGGGCCGAGACGATGGACGGCTACGGGTTCACACCCACCTACGGCCCGGATCGGCTGCCCACGATCTGGGATCCGAAACAGCACGGCGGCCGGATCCCCCGCACCGAGGTGGCCGCCGCGCTGGACGAGTTGATGCGCCGCTACCGGGTGGTGCGGCTCTACGCCGATCCGCGCGACTGGGCCACCGAGATCGAGGGCTGGGCGCTGGCCTACGGTGGCAAGATCGTTTTTGAGTGGCCCACCAACCGGATCACCGCCATGCATGACTGCCTGGTCCGGTTCGTCACCGATCTGAGCACCGGCGCGCTGACCACGGATCCCGACCCGGTGACCGCTCGGCATGTCGGCAACGCCCGGAAGCTGGCCCGGCCGGGGGAGCGCTACATCCTCGGCAAACCGACCGAACATCAAAAGATTGATATGGCCATGTGCGCCGCGCTGGCCCATGAGGCGCGCTGCGACGCGGTGGCGGCTGGGCAGGGCCGGGAGCCGAGCCGCCGGCGCGTGGTGGTGATGAATTGACCCGAGAGAGGTGGTGAGCGCGTGGCCCTGCTGGACCAGACTGACGATCAATGGCTCGAGCGGCTGCAGCGCAAGCGGCGCAAGCAGCAGCAGGACCACGCCGATCTCTGGGCGTACTACGACAATGAGCAGCCGCTGGCCTACGTGGCCCGGATCCTGCTCGAGCAGGGAGACCGGTTCCCGCCGCTGCGGGTGAATTGGTCCGAGCTGATCGTGGCCTCGGTGGAAGAGCGGCTGGACGTGGAGGGTTTCCGCCTGGCCGGCGCGGACGAGGTGGACGAGGACCTCAGCCACGTCTGGCAGGACAATGACCTGGACGAAAATTCCGGCGAGGCGCACGTGGCCTCCATGGTGTGCGGTCAGTCCTACGTGATGCTGGGCCCCTCGGACACCGATATCCCGCTGGTCACGGTCGAGTACTCGGACCAGGTGGCGGTGGAGGTGGATCCCGGATCGCGGCGGGTGATCTCCGCGCTCAAGGTGTGGAAGTCCGACGACGCGCTGACCGCCGAGGACATGGCCCAGCTCTACCTCCCCGGGCGCTCGATCACCTACCAGCACGGCGCCAAGGGCCCCAAGGTGGTGGAGAAAACCAAGGACGGCTGGTCCAAGACACTCGAGGCGCACCAGACCTCCCCGCTGGTGCCGGTGGTGCCGATGCTCACCCGGTCCCGGCGCGGCCTGGGCCACTCTGAGCTGGCCGACATCATCCCGCTGGTGGACGCGGTCAATCAGACCGCCACCAACATGCTCGCCGGGGTGGAACACCACGCGCTGCCCCGCCGGTGGGCGATCAACCTGGACCCGGCCATGTTCACCGATGAGGCCGGCCACCAGCTCAAGGCGTGGCAGGTTGCCGCCGGCTACCTGTGGGCGGTGCCGCCGCCGGTGGACGAGGACGGCCGCCGCATCGCGGCCGGGGAAGGCGACCGCCCGCAGATCGGGCAGTTCACCGCCAGCGACCTGAACAACTACATCGCGGTGATCAAACAGATCGCCACCCTGGCCGCGTCCAAGTACGGGCTACCGCCGCACTACCTCGGCTACTCGAGTGAGAACCCGGCCTCGGCGGACGCCATCCGCTCGAGCGAGGCGCGGCTGGTGAAGCGGGCCGAGCGACACCAGCGGGGCAAGGGCGGCACCTGGGAGCGGGCCATGCGCATCGCGCTGGCGATGATGGGCCGCGACCCGGCCGAGGGCAACCGGATGGAAACTGTCTGGCGCGACCCCAGCACGCCCACCGCCTCGGCCATCGCGGACCGCGCCGTCAAGCTGGTGCAGGCCGGCATCATCGACACCGAGCAGGCCCAGGAGGATTGCGGGTACACCCCGGCGCAGCGGGCCCTGATGAAGGACCGGATGGGCAGCGACGGGGCCCGGACCAGCAACATCTTGGCCGGGCTCAAGAACCTCAACGGGGCCGCCGGCGGCGCCGGGATCCCGGCCCCGGGCGAGCCTGCTCCCGCCGGCCAGCAGCCGCCGCCGGCCGGGCCGCCGGCTGGGCCGCCCACCAACGCCCGGAGGAACGGTGCCACCGCCGGCCGCCGTCGTTGACGTGGCTGCCGGCTACTCGAACGATCTCGAGCTGCTGACCGCCTACGCGGTGGAGCAGATCGACCAGCAGAGCGGCGCGCTGGCCGGCGGGAACCCGGACCGGTGGCGGGCCGCCGTGGTGGACGCCGGCCCGACCCTGCTCGAGCTGCAGCGGGCCGGGGTACAGCAGGCGGATCCGTACTTGGACGATGTGCTGGCCGCCCAGGGCGCGGACACCGCCGCCGATGCCCGGGTGGCCACCGAGACGTTTGTGGACCAGACGGACGGGGGCGGCAGCTGGCTGCGCAACCTGGTCTATGCGCCGCCGAGTGCCTACCGGGATGCCACCTCGGCCGGCGCCGGCGGCAACCTGGCGGCCAGCCGGGCGCGCTACGTGGCCGGCGCGATCGTGTCCGAGGGCGTGCGGGATATGGCCCGCTCGGCCATCGGGGTGGGCATGTTCGCCCGGAGCTCGGCCAAGAGCTACGTGCGGGCGCTGCGCGGGACCAGTTGCGCCCGGTGCGCCGTGCTGGCCGGGCGGCACTACCGCCGCTCGGCTTTCAAGCGCCATCCGCAATGTGACTGCTACATGATCCCGTCCGCCGAGGATGCGCCCGGCGACTGGACCACCGACCCCCGGGCGTATTTCAACCGGTTGGCGCCGGCCCAGCAGGACGCGCTGTTCGGCGGGGCCGCCGCCGCGATCCGGGCCGGCGCGGACATCAGCCAGACGGTCAACGCGTACAGCGGGGTCCAGGTGGTCTCCTCGTTCGGCCGGGACGTGCGGGCCACCACCTCGGGCACCTCGGTGCGCGGCTGGTACGGCGGCTATGAGGTGCAGCCGGACGGCACGCTGCGCAAGCGGCCGCGCGGGCAGCTCGAGCGGCGCCCCTCGGGGGCCAAGTCGCTGCGCTACGCCAAGGCTCCCCGGCTGCTGCCGGACGAGATCATGGCCCAGGCCGAGGTTGAGGGCTGGACCCGTGAAGAGACGCTGCGCCAGCTCGGCCGGTTCGGCTACATCGTGTGATCCGCCCAGGCGGCGGTTATCAAGGTCAACCCAGGCGGTTGGCCGAGATCAGCGGGAGATGAGACAGTGACAGTTCCAACCGGTACCACCGGTCAGCCGCAGGGATCAGGCCAGGCGCCCCCCGCACCGACCGGGCAACAACCGCCGGCAGCGACACCGCCGGCCGGGCAGCAACCGCCGCCGCAGGGATCAGGCCAGGCGCCCCCTGAGGACGTGGCCAGCCTGCCCGAGTGGGCGCAGACCCTGATCCGGAATACCAGGGATGACGCGGCCCGCGAACGCACCACCGCGCGTGAGAACGCGGCGGCGGCGGCGCGCACTGAGGTCACTCAGCAGCTCGCCCAGGCACTCGGCATCACCCCGGCGGGCCAGGCGCCCGATCCGGTGGCCCTACAGGCTCAGATCGTTGAGCGTGAGGACCAGCTCAAGCGGGAGCGGGTGGAGAACGCGGCTTACCGGGTGGCCACCCGGCACGGCGCCGATCCCGACGCACTGCTTGACAGTCGCGCGTTCCTGGCGGACGCGCACCAGCTCGACCCGGGCGCGGCGGATTTCGCCACGCGGCTCGATGCCGCTGTGACCGCCGCCGTGACGGCCAATCCCAAGATCAAAGCGGTGGTAGCGCCGGCAGGCTCGGCGGCCCCGCCCCCGTTCGCCCCTAACCCGGCCCAGGCGGCTGGCAACGGGAGCCCGCCTCAAACCTCCACGGTGCAGGCCGGGCGTGATCTCTATCGCCAGAAACACGCTGGCAGATCCTCACCGACCGCATGAGAGGCGGCTATGCATCTATCGCAGACCAGCCAGACCTGGGCTGCCGATGACCAGACCTGGCTGAGGTCACGCCATGGGCTGGAATCGGCGGTTCCGTGCACGCTGGATACCTCCACGTTCACCGCGAACCTTCACTACCCGGACGGGTTCCTCAAGTCCGGGCTTGCGCTGACCCTCAACGGCACCAGCCAGAAGTACGAGCCTTGGGCCACCACCAAGGTGCTCGCCGGGTTCCTCGCGTTCTCCGTGCCGGTGGTCTCGGTCAACGGGGTGGTGGACACCACGGCGGACCCGGTGGGCGCCATGGTTGATCACGTGTCCGTGGTCAAGGCGCGGCTACCGATCGCGGTGGACGCCACCGGGTTCAGCACGTGCCCAACTGTCCGGGCCTACTAGGGAGGGGTGAATAGATCATGGCGCTAGAACTCTTTGACCAGCACATCACCCCGGCCGAGCTGACCGGGTACGCCCGGGAGGGGCTGCAGGATCGCCCAGAGAACCAGCTGGTGCTCTCCGCGTTGCTGCCGGATAAGCCGATCAACGATCTGACGTACAAGTTCAGCCAGGGCAACACCGAGGGACTGGTGGAGGCGGCCAGTTACCGGGCCTTCGACGCTGAGCCCACGTTCGGCGCCCGGGCCGGCATCACCGAGCGGATGGGCTCATTGCCGCCAATCGGTAGGCAATACGTGTTAGGGGAGTACGACTCACTGCGGTTGCGCAACGCGGACCAGGAGGTCCGGGATCTGCTGCTGCGCGACGCGTTGCGGATCACCCGGGCGATTGATTGGCGCCTTGAGTTCGCCCGGGCCCAGGCCCTGGTGGAGGGCCGGGTGACCATCGCCGAGGATCACATTCAGGCCGAGGTGGTGTTCGGCCGCTCGGGCACCCACTCGGTAGTCCCGGCTACCGTGCTCTGGACGAACGCGGCCTCTGCGGTGCCGTTGGATGACCTGATGGCGTGGCGGGACATTTACGTGGCCACCAACGGGCAGCAGCCCGGCCAGATCTGGACCAGCACCCGGGTGGTGACCCTGCTGGCCAAGTCCGCGCAGATGCTGTCCTTCGCGCTGCCGGTGGGCTCCACGGTGGGCCGGATCCGGGAGTCCGAGGTGCAGGCCATCCTGGCTGAGTTCGGGCTGCCGCCGATCACCAAGTACGACGCGGTTGGCAAGAACGTGGGCGGCTCCACCACCCGGCTCATCCCGGATGACAAGCTGCTGATGTTGCCGCCGGCCGGGGACACCCTGGGCGCCACGTTGTACGGGGCCACCGCCGAAAGCCAGCAGCCGGAATATGGGCTGGCCGGCGGCCAGGAGCTCGGCGGCATTGTGGTGGGCAGCTTCATCAACAAACCCACGCCGATCAGGGTTCACACGGTGGGCTCGGCGATTGCCATCCCGATCTTGGGGAACCCGGATCTGTCGCTGATCGCTGACGTGGCATAAGGGAGCTGATGATCATGGGTAAGACGCTGACCAAGACTGTTGTGGTGGACGGGGTGGTCTACCCGGCCGGCTCCGATCTGCCTGACGGGGTGACCGTGGAGAACGAACGGGCGTTTGAGCCGTCCGATCTGCCCACCCCGCTCGAGCAGATCGAGGCTGACGAGGAAGCCGCTGACAAGCGCCGTGAGGACGCCGAGGCGGCCGCCGAGGAATCGGCCAAGGCCGAGGAGTCTGAGCCGGCACCGGCCAAGCCAGCGGCCCGGCCGGCCGCCCGCAAGGGCTAGCGGTGAGCAGCGCCGAGCCGGACCTGGACCCCCTGGTCATACCGGGGGATATCGCGGTCCGGCTCGGCCGTGCCGAGTGGGACACCGAGGGGGAGCTGGCCCAGATCGAGGCGCTCTGCGATGACACCTCGGCGCTGATCCGCTCACTGCGGCCCAAGATCGACCAGTGGTTGGCGGACGGCAAGGTCTCCCGGTTGATGGTGGAGGCGGTGGCCGCCCAGGTGCTCATCCGGGCACTCACCACGGTGGACCGGGGCGGGATCCCGATCGTGGGCGAGTCGCACCCGGAGTACTCCATCCAGTACTCCCAGATCGCCAAGGCCGGCCTACGGCTCGAGGCGGACGAACTCAAGATGATCACCCCGGCCGGTGAGGACATCAGCCGGGGCAAAGCATTCTCCGTGACACCGGCGATGTGAGGACACGATGGTTTCCAGGCGCAAGACAGACCCCGAGCCCGAGGACACGCCCGAGGGCGGCAGCTCGGTAGTCGTGCTGACCGATGCCGATGGCCGGGAGCATTACACGGCCCGAGGCTCGGCGGCGCACCGCAAGCTGGCCAAGGATGGCGCCACCGAGCAGAGCGGTGAGGTGGCCGAGAGTGGCACCTCGACTCCCGCATAAAATCACCATCACCAACCCTGGCCCGCCGGCCATCTCGCCCACCACGGGTAACGAGGTGGCCGGGGAGCCGGTGACGGTCAGCTCCCGGGCGTACCTGTCTCAACGCCCGGTGGAGAACCTCAGCTCGGCGATCGAGATCAACGGCGCGCAGACCACGGTAGTCAGCCTCTACACCCTGCTGGTGCCGCCGGACGCGCCGCTGCGCGCGGACTCGGTGATCACCGACGTGGCCACCGGGAGCCGTTACGAGGTGGAGGGCAATCCGGCCACCAGGGAACGCTCTCCGTACCTGGCCGGGGCCGGCCGGCCCTACTACGCCGCCGCCGCGCTGCGGCGCATCTCCGATCTGCAGGGGGTCTGATGGCCGCTCGGCGAGGTGGGGTGACCAGCATTGTGGTGTTCCCGGCGCTGGCCATCGCCGAGGCCCGGGCCAGTCTGCGCACCGGTACGAACGAGCTCGAGGTGATCGCCCAGGCGATCGTGGACACCGCCCGGTCCGCCGCCCCGGTGGAGACCGGCGAGTGGAAAAACTCCATGCAGGTGACCACCTCGGGCGGCCGGGTCTACGCGGAGAGCACTGACGAGGAGTCGATCTATAAGGAGTACGGCACCAGCGACACCCCGGCGCACGCGGTGATGACCAACTCCGCGCGCCGGTTCGGGAAGTACACCGGGATGCAGCCGCGATGAGTGGCCCCGGGATTCTGTCCGGCCCGGAGACCGCGCCGGCGCTGCCCTACGTGCCGGGCATGCTGCGCGCCTGGCTGCTGGCCGATCTCGAGTTCTCCGGGCTGGTGGGCGGCCGCTGTGGCACCCGGGCGCCCCGGGACGTAACCCAACCGTTCGCCGTGGTGCAGTCCCCCGGCGGATTCCCGGCCGATGCGTCCGCCGGCGCCTGGCTGCCCCTAGCGCAGGTGAACGGCTGGTGCGCGCCGGCCAACGGGGTGGAGCCCGAGGTGGTGGCCTGGAATATCGCGGCCCGGGCCGCCGCCGTGCTGAGCCGGGCTCGCAATGTGGCCTGGACGGGCGCTGACGGGCTTATCGCGCACTGGTCGGTCACTCGGGTCATCGACGGCCCGCTGCCGATCCTGGACACCACCAGGGGTGAGGACGCGCCGCTGTTCGGCTGCCTGATCCGGGCGGAACTCCGGGTCAAGGCGGCGTGACCACACAGACCGCCCCCGCCGGATCACGGTGGTGGGCTGCCCTGCCCGGCGGGGGCGGAACCCGGCAGCCTGGAAGATCAACCAAGTAGGAGGATGGTGGAATGTCTGACTTCGCCAGTCCCGATCTAGCCAGGCTCTGGCTCGACGGGGATGCGTTCCGGGCGCCGGCTGATACGGCGCTGCCGGCCGATATTTTCGCGGCCACGCTGACCAGCTGGGAGGCTTTCGGCGGCATCAAGGCCGGGTTCACCCTGACCACGGATCAGGACACCACGGACGTTGATGTGTGGAACAACAAATCCGGCGCGCCGTACAAGCGGATCAAGCAGCCGCCCAAGCCGACCATTGCGCTGCGCCCGGTGGACTACTCCAAGGCCACCGTGCTCACCCTGCTGCGCGGCGGCTCGGTGGCGGAGACCGCTACCGCCTCGGGTATCTGGGAGATGATCCCGGGCGACACCGAGACGTTCGCCTTCATCATGCGGGTCATCGACGGGGATCACACCAAGGCGTATTACGTACCGGTGTGCGAGCTGGCCAACATCCCCGAGGAGGTCATGGGCGCTGACGATGATGTGGAGGGATTCGATATCGAGCTCGGCCCGCTGGCCCCGTCCGGCGGCGGCCTGGCCGTGCGCAAGTTCCTGTCTGAGAATCCGCTAGCCGCATAGGAGCCTCCACCGTGAATGAGCAGGGCAGCCCAGCCCCCACCCCGACCATCACCCCCGAGCTGGTGGCCGCCGTGGCCGCCGCGATCGGGCAGCAGCGACCCGCCGAGCCGCCGGCCCCGAACGGCTACCGGCTCGGCGGGCCGCCCGCCAGCAACGTGATCAACCTGGACGAGCAGCTGGCCTCCATCGACACCTCGGCCCAGAAGGTGCTGCTGGACGGGCACACCTACACGGTGCGCCGGGACCTCACCCCGAGGGAGGCCGGCCAGTGGGCCAAGCTGGCCGAGGCCGGGGAGGAACTCAAGTGCTGGGCGATGCTGGTCGGCGAGGCGGACGCGCAGCGGCTCAACGACTACACCGAGACGCTGCCCACGCTGAAATCCAATCGGGTGGTGGCCCAGCTGGCGGTTATCGCCGGGGTGGCCACCCAGACGGGGGCCCAGGGGGAAGCCTGAGCATCCTGGCCACCGCGCTGGCCACGCGCCAGGATGCCATCCGCGCCGATCTCCGCCGCTACTACCGCCTGGACCTGGATGACGCGCTCGGCGAGGTGCCGGCGGTCACCATGGCCCAGCTGATCCGCCAGCTGCCGCCCGGCTCGGCCACCGCCCGTGAGGAGATGGGCGATATGGCCGACTGGTCACTGATCGCCACCAACCTGGCCGACCTGGTGGACATGTGGTCTTACTGGCTGCGCAGCGAGTACAGCCGATGGATCACCGACCCGGAGGATCCCGAGGTCAAAAAGGTGGTGGCGGAGCGCAAGCGGGCCGGGCACAAGCCGCCGCCGATACCGATGATCGAGCCGGTGGCGGCCCGGCCGCCGAGCCTGGCTGAGTTCTACCAGCGCCAGTACGCCGAGCTGCTCGAGCGTTATGGGGAGAAGCTCACCCCGGGCGCCGCCCTAGCGAAGGACGGCGCCGGGGTGGACCTCGGCGGCGGGAAGCGCCGGGTCAGCAGTGACGTGTTTGACGCCCTGCTGGGTATCTAGCGCCCGCCCCGACCACCGCCACGATTACAGAAGTTCCGGGCCACCGCGTCAAACGCCAGGTTGTAGCCCCGGCCGTAGCCGATCTCGAACCCGCGATCGAATTCGTCTTGGCGACTCTTCCGGGACTGGATACTGGCATCGCCCCGGTCGGCCCGGCGGCAGGACTGGCGGGCATCGCGGCCGCCGGCCCGGCGACCCTCCCGGGCGCCCTGCTCGAGCCCCCGGCGGAACGCCCGGCGGTCACCCCGGTCACCGCCACCCTGCTCGAGGACCGGCGCGGCGGCGGCGGATACGGTGATCACCGGCTGGGCCGGCGGGGCGGCCAGCGCCGGCGCGGCGGTGGCCAGCATGAGCCCGGACGCCAGAACGGCGCAGGTGGTCAGACGGATGGGTGTGGACATTCGGAGGCTCCCAAGGGTGCTCGAGCGGTGCCGCTATGTCCCCCGACTACGGCGCAAGCATGGTACGCGCGTGGCCCGTGTGACGGATCGTCAAATTTGAGGAGGTGAGCGCGTGGCCGGTGGCAAGGTTTCGATCTTGGTGGATCCGGATTTCACCGGGTTCCCGGGCAAGCTGCAGGCCGGCCTAGCGGGCGCCACCGGGGCCGCCTCCAACGCGGGCCGAGTGATCGGCATGGCGATAGCCGCCGGCACCGCCGTGGCCGCCGTGGGGCTGCAAAAGGTGATCACTCTCGGGATCACCTACGAGCAGAATATGAACACCCTGCAGGCGGTCACCGGGGCCACCGCCGCGCAGATGCAGGCGGTGGGCGCCACCGCCAGCCAGCTCGGCTCTGACCTGTCTTTGCCGGCCACCTCAGCCGCCGATGCGGCCGCCGCCATGACCGAGCTGGCCAAGGGCGGGCTGACCGTTGACCAGGCGATGCAGGCCGCGCGGGGCACCCTGCAGCTGGCCGCCGCCGCGCAGATCGACGGCGCGGCGGCCGCCGAGATCCAGACCAACGCGCTCAACGCGTTCGGGCTCTCGGCGGACAATGCCGGCCGGGTGGCCGATGTGCTGGCCAACGTGGCGAACGCCAGCAGCGGTGAGATCACCGACTTTGCCGCCGCGCTGCAGGCCGGCTCGGCGGTGGCTTCCCAGTTCGGGATCTCGATCGAGGACACCGCCACCGCCCTCGGCCTATTCGCCAACTCCGGCATCAAGGGCAGCGACGCCGGCACCCTGCTCAAGTCCGCTCTCCTGGCGCTGGCCAGCCCGAGCAAACAGGGCGCCAAGGCGCTCGAGGAACTAGGCGTCAACGCGTTCAACGCGCAGGGCAATTTCGTGGGGCTGCCCGCGATTTTCGACCAGCTGAACGCGGCCAGCAAACGGATGACCCCCGAGCAGTATGCGGCGGCCGCTTCCATCGCGTTCGGCTCGGACGCGGCCCGGTTGGCCGGCATCGCGGCCCGCACCAGCGGCGGGGACTGGGACAAAATGTCCGCCGCCGTGTCCAAGTCCGGCGGCGCGGCGGACGTGGCGGCGGCCAAGACCAAGGGGCTGGGCGGCGCGGTTGAGGGATTCAAATCCCAGCTTGAGACCGTTGGCCTGCAGGTATTCGACAAGATCAAAACCCCGCTAGAGTCCATGGTCCGCTCCGCCGCCGAGGGGCTGCCCAAGGTGGTGGACCAGCTCGGCCAGCTGGGCACCAAGGGGCTGGCGGCGGTCCGCCCGATCGGCGACGGATTCAAGGCCGTCTGGGATTCCCTCGAGCCGGTACGGACCGGCATTGCCAACATCGTCACCGCCGGCGGCGGGCTGGGCACGGTGGCCGCCGCCGCCTCGCTGCTCGGCGGCGCGCTGCAGATCGTGGCCACCGTGATCGGACCCCTGGCCACCCTGGCCGGCGGGCTGCTCACCATATTCAGCCAACTGCCCGGGCCGATCCAGACCGCCGCGCTGGCCCTGCTGGCGCTCAAGGTGGGCCCGGCCATCCTCTCCGGGCTGTCCGGCGGCTTGCGCAAAACCAACACCGAGGCCGGCGGCGCCAACCGGGCGGTCGGGCTGCTCGGGAAGTCATTCCAGGCGGCTACCAGCCCGGTGCGCGCGCTGGTCACCGGTACCGCCTCGGCCGGCTCGGCGATCAAGTCGTTCGGCCAGGAAATGAAGGTCCAGCAGTCGCTGGCCAAGAGCTACGGCACCAACCTGGGCACCCTCGGCGCCGCGCATGCCACGTTCGCCACCACCGGCAACACCGCGATCACGGCGGTACGGAATTTCTCCACCTCGCTGCAGGCCATCCAGGCCGGCGCGCGGGCCGCCGGAACCTCCATCACCCCGGTGCAGGCCAGCATGAAAGCCCTGGCCGAGACTCGGGCGGATACCACCCTCGGTGCCATCGCGCGATCGTTCGACACCGCCGCCGCCGGGGCCACCAGATTCAAGACGACGGCCGGGCTGGCCGCCGGGGTAGGCAAGACAATCACCACCGGGCTCGGTTCGCTGGTGGGCTTCCTGGGCGGCCCCTGGGGGCTCGCACTGGCCGCCGGTGCGCTGGCGCTCGGCGCGTTCGGGGCCAGCCAGGAAGCGGCCAAACAAAAAGCCGCCGAGCACCGCGCCGAGCTCGACTCGCTGCGCGGCACGCTGGACCAGGTCACCGGGGCGGTCACCCAGGCCACCATCACCGAGAAAGCCAATCAGCTGGCCAAGGACGGCACGCTGCAAAAGGTCAAGGACCTGGGGATCAACACCAACGACTACACCCGGGCGATGTTGGGCGAGGCCGGCGCCCTCGGCACGGTGAACACCCAGCTGCAGGCGCACGTACAGAACATGATCGCCACCAGCCCGGTGTACCAGGAGGCCGGCACCTCGATAGACGCGCTCGGGCTGACCCTGGATGACCTCACCCAGGCCGCCCTCGGCAGCCCGGCCGCGCTGCAAAAGATCCAGCTGGCGATCGGGTCGATTCCCTCCGCCGAGGCCCAGGCAGCCATGCGGCTGCTGGTGGACGAGATGCTGGCCGCCGCCGCGCCGGCCGCCGACCTGGCCAAGTCCATCGGGCTGTCCGTGCCCGAGATTCAGAAGCTGAAGCAAGAGCAGCAGCTGGCCGCCGAGGCATCCAAGTCTTTCGGCGAGTCGCTGGCCCTGGTCAGTAACAGCTTGGGCGGACTCAAGAGCGGCGCCGCCCCGACCGCCGCGATGGCCACCGCGCTCAACGGGCTGTCCGATGCGGCCAAGAAAGCCGCCACCGACGCCGGCACCGCCGCTCTTGCGCTCGGCGGGGTGGAGGGTGCCTCGGCGGCGGCCGCCAAGTCCATGGCGGAAAGCCGGGCCGCGTTCGTGGCCGCCGCCGAGGGCGCCGGGCTGACCACCGAGGCGGCCAACGCGCTGGCCGACAAGATCGGGCTGATCCCGGCGGTGGCGGCCACCCAGTTCACCACCAACGCGGCGGCGGTGGAGCAGGAAGTTACCGGCATTGTGCAGAAAATGCAGGCGATCCCCGGACAGAAAACGATCACTGTTGACTTCCTCAGCGCGGCGGCGGAGAAGCAACTCACCGACCTGGGCGCCAAGATCACCCGGATGCCCAACGGCATGGTCAAGATCGACGCGGATGACTCGCTGGCCAAGTCCAAGGCGGACCAGCTCAAGCCCTACATAGACGGCATTGTCGGCATGGCCAAGGCCGATGCGGACACCGCGCCGGGCACCGCCAAGGGGGACGCGCTCAAGGTCTACATCGACCAGCTGCAAGCGTTCGTGCAGATGGACGGCAATATCCAGCCGGGCACCGCCAAGGCGGACATGCTCAAGCAGCACGTGGACAATCTGATCGGGATCATGACCCAGGACGGCAACAACCAACCCGGCACCCAGAAAGGCGATGAGCTCAAGGCGTACGTGGACGGGCTGAAAGCCACCGTGCTGGTGGACGCTGACGTGGAGCAGGCCATCCAGCAGATCAATGACTTTGTGGCCAACGCCAGCCAGATGCAGATCCGGATACCCATCCTGGCCACCGGCGGGCTGGCCATCGGCGGGATCGTGGAGAAGTACGCCAAGGGTGGGCTGGCCGGCGCCCGGCCGATGCGGGCCAACTTCGGTCAGATCGTGCCGCCCCGCCGGTTGCGGGTGATCGGTGACCGCTCCCGCGATGACGAGGCGTTTATCCCGATCAACCGCTCGGCCCGGTCCAAGATGCTGCTGATGATGGCCGCGCAGCGGATGGGGTTCGATCTGGTGCGCCGCTACGCCGAGGGCGGCATAGAGGCGGCGCGGCTGCAGTCCACCTCGCTGAGCCGGCTCCGTTCGGAGGTGCGCGCGGCCGCCGCCGGCGCTTCGGCGGCCGCCGGCCCGGCCAGCTCGGGCCCGCTGGTGGGCACCATCAACGTGGCCCCGCCGGCCGGCATCGGCCCGAGCGCGGTGGCCGGTGAGGTCATGTTCCGGCTACGGCATACCCGGCGGGGAGTACACAGTGATCGTTGATCTGCCCGAGTACGGCTGTGAGCTGGACGGTTTCTACTTTGGCCGGCGCCCCTCACCGCTGCTGGTGCAGGACATCCGGTATTCCCCCGGCGACATCATCACCAACGACACCCAGAACCCGAGGGCGGACGGGATCCGCTACGGCCGGGATTTTTTCGCCGGCCAGGTGATCGAGCTGGACATAACCGGGCTGACCGATCCGGGCGCGGCGCAGCTGGACGAGTACGCCGCGCTGCGCACCGCGTGGCGGGCCAGCCTGGTGCGCGGGCAGACCGGCCAGGTGTGCATGCTGCGGATGGGTCGGGCCGGCCGGGTGCGCCGGGTCTACGGGCGGCCCCGCCAGCTGCTGCCCACGCTCGGCGCCGAGTCCGCCGGGCACACCGTGCTGACCGGTCAATTTCAGTGCGCCGATGATCTGTTCTACAGCGACGGGGAGCTGTCCAATACGGTCAGCATCGTGCCGCCCGAGGCCGGCGGGCTGATCTTCCCGGCCGTTTTCCCCTGGGCATCGGTGGGCATCTCCTACGCCCCCGGGGTGATCACCATCGGGGGCGATGAGCCGGCCTGGCCGGTGTTCCTCATCCGGGGCCCGATCACCCGACCGGTGGTGCAGGTGGTCGGGCATTGGAGCCTCGGGCTGAACGTGATCTTGCAGGCCGGTGAGTGGATCGGCGTAGATCCTCGGCCGTGGTCACGCGGGGTGCGCACCAGCTCGGGCGCGGACCTGGGCGGCACCATCACCCCGGGCAGCCCGGTGCTGTCCCAGGTGCGGCTGCCGCCGGCCACATACGAGATCGTGCTGAGGGGCCAAGACATCACCGGCACCGCGTCCATGACCACCGCGTGGCGTGAGACCTGGGTATCACCGTGAGGAGTCACTAGTGGCGTGGTCAGACGGAGTTCCGTGGGCGATCGGCGGCGGCGCCGAGCATGGCGCGGAGATGGCCCGGCTGCTGGCCTGGGCCGCCATCGGGGGGCAAGAGGGAGTTTTCTCCTCGGTGGATCTGCAGGTGCAGGCGCTCGCGGTGCCGGGCGCCGGTATCCGGGTGCTGCCGGGTTCCTGCGGGATCCTCAACCGGGCGCTGAACGCCAGCAAAGAGGCGTACCTGCAGCGGCTGTTCACCCAGGACGAGGTGGCCACCAACCCCACCGGGGCCGGCGGCGGCCGCTCCGATCTGGTGATCGCCTCGGTGGAAAACCCCACCATCTCCGGGGAGCCCTGGCCGATCCCGCCGGACATCGCGCACGGGCCGTACATCTTTACCCGGGTGCTCGAGAATGTGGGCTCGGGCGTCAAGTCGGTGCACGCGCTCAACCTCGGCTACTCGGCGATCACCCTGGCCCGGATCGACTACCCGGCCAGCACCGGCACGGTCACCCAGGCGATGATCAAAGACTTGCGCACGGTGGTCAACCCGCTGACCGGCGGCACCCAGCCGGCCGATGACGGCGGCGGTGAGGGACCGCCCGGCGATCCGCCCCCGGTGGTCTGCCCCGGCGGCGGTGGCGATGACGGGGACAACGATGACGGCGACCTGATCCCGGCCAACCAAACGACCAGCATCCCCTGGCCGTTCACCGCGAATTGGGACATCCAGGTACCGGACTGGGCCACCCACTTCGATGCCAAGATCGAGGTGAAGGGCGTACAGATCCGGCTCGGCTCCCTCGGCGGATTCCTCGGCCTGCTAGTTGACGGGCTGCTGCAGCACGAGGCGCGCTGGCGGTGCGACTGGCCCGGCGCCACCACCCGGCAGACGCTGCCGCTGGTGCTGACAAACAAAGAGGTGCCGGTGGCGTGGCGGGGCACCACCCGGCATTGGCACCTCACCAATCGGATGCTGTCCGGGCTGGGCGCCGGGCGGTTGATCTCCACCCAGGCCACCACCATCGTGGCCGAGATCCACTTTAAGCAGCGGCCCGAGGTGACTACGTGAGGAGTTCGACTAGATGACCAGCTACTCGATGGGCGCCCGAAACAAAATCGTGGACTCCATCGCGGTGAACGGCGGCGCGGATTGGTTCAGCATGCACACCGCCGATCCCGGCACCACCGGCGCCAATGAGCTGGCCGGCAGCCCGAGGCGTAACGGGCCCTACCCGGCCAGCACCGCCGGTGAGTCCACCAACTCGGGCACGCTGCACGACATCCCGCTAGGTTCCTCGTTCAGCTACTTCGGCCGCTGGTCGGCCCCCACCGGCGGCACGTACCTCGCCGGCGGCCCGCTGCCGGCCGCCGAGGTGTACGGGGTGGCCGGGCAATATCAACTCAGTAACAAGATCGTTCAGGGCGCCACGTAGCCGATGGCGCTGCGCCTCTACCTCACCAACACCGCCGCCGGCTACACCCCGGCCACCATCCGGGGCACCTGGAATGACAAGACGCTGACCGGCGCGTCCTCGCTGCAGGCGCGCAAGCTGGGCGCCGGCACCACGGCGGCCAAGGCGGAGACCTCCACCACCAACAATTGGGCCACCCTGCTGCGCCGGTTCGTCTCCACCCCGCTGAACAACGCGGCCACCCTCGACGGCGCGATGACGCTCACGTTCGGCTGCCTGGAATCCAACGCGGCCGCCAACATGATCGTTCAGATACACATGTTCGTCACGGTGGGCAGCACGGACGTGGTGCGCGGCGCGCTGACCAGCCTGGCCTTGGGCGGCGGCGCCGAGTGGCCGGCCCCGACCATCTCCACTAGCGCGTTCGGGGTGCAGGTCATCATCGGCGCCGGCTCGATCACCCCGGTGGCCGCGCAGCCCGGCGATCGGGTGGTGCTCGAGATCGGCTACCGGGCCGGCAACACCGCCAGCACCAGCTACACCGGCACGCTGTACTACGGCGCCACCGGCTCGGACTTGGTGGTCGGCAGCGCCCAGGTGACCACTCAGCCCGGCTGGATGGAATTCGCCGGCGCCGGGTTCAATACCGGGTTCGCCCCGCCGCTGCGCTCGGGTGCCACGGTCAGCAACACCGGGCCGGTGAGCTCGGTGCCGGCCGGCGCGGGCAAGCGGATGACCGGCGCCACGGTGACCGCCGCCGGCCCGGTGAGCAGCTGCCCAGCGGCCTATAAGGTGATGAAAACGATCACCGCGACGCACCCGGTATCCACTCCCACCGGCTCCCGCTCGAGCACCGCCGAGGCGCTCACCCCGCTGGCCCCGGTGTCCAGCACGGCCGGGGTGCACCTGCAGCTGGCCGGCGCCGAGGCGCTGACCGTGATGGCGCCCCGCTCGATCCCGTACGCCTCGATCGCCGGGGACATCGACTACCCACCGCCGGACGTGGAGCTGCTGACCAGCCCGCCGCGCCGGGCCGCCCGGGCGCCACTGCGGTTCATCGCCCAGGACATCCGCACCCACCGTTGGCTTGACTGGGATCTGCCGCTGATCAACCCGGCGATCACCTACACACTGAGTGGGCCCACCGTGATCCGGGCCGATCTCCGCCCCGAGTATAAGGGGCTCAAAGAGCTCAACCTGGATCCGTGGGCCACCTGGATTCACGCCGAGCAGGACGGGCAGATCCTCGCCTCGGGCATCCTGCAGCCGTCCGGGGTGGACGGGGAAACCTACGCGCTCGAGGCCATCGGCGTGAGCGGCTACGCGCAGAACATGCCGTTCCTGGGCGATGAGTCCTATCTCGAGGCTGACCCGTGCGACGTGATCCGGGATATCTGGGCGCACCTCACCAGCTACCCGGACGCCCGGCTGGACGTGATGGTGTCCCCCGACGTGGCCTCGAAAGGGCGCCTCGGCGTGCCGGCCTATCACGACTTTGACCCGGACACCGGTGAGCTGCTCTACGACGACACCACCGAGCCGGCCCCGCCGCCGGACCCGGTGGACCCCGAGGACGAGCCAGACCCGGAGGATCCGCCCGAGGAGCCCGAGGTACCCGAGGAGCCCTACGAGGTGGCCAGCTACACCGACCCGGAAACCGGTGTGATCACCATCGACATGAGCGACGGCTCTAAGAAGATCCGCACGCCGCGCATTGTGGAGGCCAAGCCCTACGTGCTGAGTTGGTACTCCGACATCGACTGTGGCCGGGAGATCGACAACCTGTGTAAGACGTTTTTCATCGACTACGTGGAGCGGCCCCGGTGGAACGCGGACCGCACCGCCGTGCTGCAGGTGATCGAGCTCGGCTACCCGAGGATCGGTAGGAAGCGGTTCGAGCTCAGGTTTGCGCTGGATGAAAATATGCTCGACGCGTTCCCACTGCGGGAGGAGCCCGGCGCCTACGCCAGCCAGGTCATGTACCGGGGCAAGGGGGAAGGCCGGGCCGCTGTGCGCGGCTACGCCGGCCGGGCCGACCCGCACCGGATCCGCCGGGTGGCGGTGGTCACCGATCAGACCCTGGGCACGGTGGCCGGCACCAACGCGGCCGCCGGGGACGAGCTGCTGCGCCGCCGCGCCGCGATCACCATCGGGGAGATCATCCTGGACGCTGACCACCCCAATGCCCCGGTGGGCAGCTACACGGTGGGCGATGACGGGCTGATCCTCGGGGACATCCCGTACGCCGGGCACGTGGAGCTCTGGCACCGCTTCGTTTCCTACACCTGGGAGCCGGACGCCAACCGGGTCGCCGCGCAGATCCGCCGGTCCGAGCAATTCCAGTACGGCGCGCCCATCGACCCCCCGGAGGTGACCGAATGACCACGGCTGAGGCTGATGCCAGGGCCACCGCCGGGATGGCCGCCGAGCTGGCCCGGCTACAGCGCCGGGTGGAATCCCTCGAGCTCGGCGCCAACACCACCCAGCTCGGCCAGTCGTCCATCGAGGACGGCTCGATGGTGGTCTACGACGCCAACGGCAACCCTAGGGCGATCATCGGCAAGCAGGAGGACGGGTCGTACGTCGGGGGCCGGGTGGTCAACAATCCCACCCCGCCGATCATCCCGGCCGCGCCCACCGTGGTGCCCGGGTTCGGCACGCTCAAGGTGGAGACACACGGGCCCAGCACCGGGCGCTGGATGTGGGACTACAGCCACACCAACGTGTGGCTGGCCAAGGGCATCCCGGGTGGTGAGGGCCCGGTTGAGGAAGGCGTGGTAGTCGGTAACGTGATCGGGCTCAACCCGAGCATGCTGGTGATTTCCGGGCTCGAGGCCAAGCCGTACCGGATCTGGCTGTCCTCGGTGAACATGTCCGGCACCGAGTCCGATTACAGCGAGCCGGTCACCGCCACGCCCACCTCGGTGGTCGGCGCGGACATTCTCGAGGGCGCCATCGGCGAGCTGCAGCTGGCCACCGACGCGGTCACCCAGGCCAAGATCGCCGCCGGCGCGGTGGGCTCCATCCAGATCGGCGAGCAGGTGATAGACCTGGCCCACCTGGCCGCCAACAGCGTGGGCGGAGAGCAGTTGATCGCCGGGGCCATCGCGGCCGGGCACCTCGGCGCCGGTTCGGTGACCGCGCTGGCCATCGCGGCGCAGGCCATCCAGGCCATCAACATCGCGGCCGAGGCCATCTCGGCCGAGCACCTCACCGCCGGCGCGGTGACCGCCGAGAAAATCCTGGCGCTGGCCATCACGGCGGAGAAGATCGCCGTCAACTCGGTCACCGCCGGCGCCATTGCGGCCGGCGCGATCACCGCCGACAAGATCCGCGCCGGGGAGGTGCTGGCCGATGTGTCGGTGCAGACCGGCAGTTCGGGCCGGCGCATTCTGCTGTCCGGCCCGGATAACGAGATCCGATTCTTTCCCAGCCTCGGGGAGACCAAATACGCCCGGGTGTTTTCGTATCAGCCGCTTGACTTCCCGGACGATGTGAATCTTGAAATTCGGGCCATCAACTCGGTACAGACCAACGTCACGCCCCGGCTGGTGATGAGTCCGGATGACGCGTTCCTGGGGCTCACCGACGCGGCCAACGACGCCACCCCCCGAGGCGGCCGGGTCCGCCTCGCCGAGGACTCCGCGCACTTCGGTATCACCACCCAGGCCGGCGCCGAGATCGGGCTGTTCAGCTGGGATGATGGGCTGCTGCAGCTGCGCGGATTCTGGGAGAACTACACGTTCCCTTACGCCAACACGGCTGTCTGGGTGATGAACATCTCGGTGGTCAACAACTCCGCCGCCGCGATCACCGGGGTGAGCATGGACTATGGCATCACCATGGCCAGCGCCATGGCGCCGGTAATGTCATGCGGGCTGGTCGATTCAAATAACCCGATGTACTCGATCCGGGATGAGACCAACACACTCACCGGGTTCGGCGTGCGGTTCGGGCTGAACAACAACGGGGCCAGCCCGGCGGCGGTCGGCCAGACCCCGGCGCTACCCACCGGGGGCAAGGTAATCAAGATCCGCTGCTGGGCGTTCCGCACGCTCACCGAAATCAGCATGCCGCTGACCTGATGGATGTCACGGTGCACCACGCGGAACTGTCCACCCTGGGCTCGATCCAGGTCTATGTCCTCACCCTCGAGCTGACCCATGACGATGGCACCAGCGAGATGATGGCGCGGATCATGCCCACGGACACGTTCGAGTCCCGGGCCGCCGAGTACGACATCGACCTATCCACCGATGTCGGGTGGGATGACGTGCTCAACCTGGTGATCTATGAGCGGTACCTGGCCACCAGCAGCGAGGCGCAGCTGGCCGACCCCGAGCACCTGCTCAACGCACCCACCATCGCTGATGCCCGCAAAGCGGCGCTCAAGGTGGTCAAGGCGCGGCGCGGCAAAGGCAAGCTGACCGGTCGGCCTGGGCGCACCCCCGGAGCGATCATTGGGGAAGCCACCGGGCTCGCCAACTCCGACACGGCGAACCCGCTGCAATTCATTCGGGACACCGCGCCGGTCAGTGAGGATCACATGCGGGTTAAACGGGAGTTCACCCGCCGCCGGCGCAACGCCCTACGGGCGGCCCGGGCCGGGCGCAACACGGTGCAGCTGGTGGACCTGGACGCGGCCACCGAGCAGGCCGCCACGGACACCCCGGGTATCCCGCCCCGGGAGTCCGCCGAGGCCCTAGCCGAGCGGCTGCTGGGCCCGGACCCGGCCGGGTCCGATGACCGCCGGCCACCTCGGCCCACCCGCCGGCCCACCCGCCGCCCCACCCGCCGCCCACAATGATCGAGTGACCACCACGGATCTCACTCAGCTGATGACCGCGCTCACCACCCTGGTGGCCGGCCTGGGCGGGGTGATGGCGTTCGTGGGCGCCCGGCTGTCCAAGCGGCAGCGGGAGCTGGCCGAGGAGGTGCGTGACCTCCGTGACTACGCCGCGTTAGTCACTAGGTGGGGATTCCGGGTCCGGGTGCTGCTGGCGGCCAACGGGCTCACCGCCCCGCCGATGCCCGAGCTAGGGGACGAAGATGACAGCCAAGACCCCGAACGGGACAGAGTCGACCGCGCGCCCGAGGCGGCACCGGAAAGACCGGTCAGCCGACTCAGCCAAGAGCGAACAGTCGGCCAGCTCGGCGCCGAGGTCCGAGTCACCCGAGCAGACCCTGGTCACCGAGCGGATCCCCGAACAGCCGTGGCGCCCGAGGGTGGATCCCAAGGCGCGCCGCCGGCGGTTCAGCAGCCACCAGCAGCCGCCGCAACCTCGCGGCACCGACTCCGCGAGCCGGAAGAAGACTGGCCCCTCCCGCGTGAGCGCCGCACGGACTGGGATTAGCACCGCCGCCGCCGGGCTCTGGGCCAAGGTCAAGACAGCGGATTTCCCGGGCTGGCTGGTGATGGCCGCCGGCGCCGCGTTGCTGGGCCTCGGCGTGCTGTCCGCGTTCGCGCTCGGCCCGGCCACCACCACCTCGGTGGAGAACGCCCAGGCCCAAGATGGCGCGGTCAAGTCCCAGGTGCTGGCCATGTGCTCGGGATCCGATCAGCTGGCCCATGAGCTGCAGGCCCGGGGCGCGTGCGACGTGGCGGCCAAGGCCAATCAGGTGCCCAGCGCGATCGACACCGGGCCGACCGATGCCCAGGTCACCCGGCTGATCGCGGACTATTTCGTCACCCACCCGGCCATCTACCGCCCCTCACTCGAGGCGGTCACCCTGGCCGCCCGGGCGGTGCTCGAGGCCAACCCTGAGCTGTACCGGGGGCCGATGGGGCCGCAGGGCGTGGTCACCGAGGCGCAGGTGGCCGCCGCCATCGCGGCCTATGTCACCGCCAACCTGGACCGGTTCCGGGGGCCAGCCGGGGAGAACGGGGCGCCCGGCGCGCCCGGGCGGGGCATCGTCACCGGGCCGCGCTTCCAACGCAACAACGCCGGGGAGTGCGAATCGGTGGTGGTCTACACGGACGGCGCCGAGGATCACGCGCCGGCCGGTGACAGCTCATGCCCCGGCGGCTCGGGCGGATCAGGTGGGGGGTCGCCCGAGCCACCGGCCCCTACCGCCGAACAGCCCAGTCCTACCGCCGAACAGCCGGCACCGACCACAGAAGCCCCGCCGGCCGCCGGGGACGGACCACCAGCCGAAACAGCGCCACCGCCCACCGATGGCGGGCTGCTCGGCGGATTGCTCGGGGGCTGAGAACACTGCCAGCATTCTCAGTGTTCCGCTCCCCGTTGGGCAGCCGGGCCCGAGTCCGCCGGCTGAGTTAGGCGCAGTACGCCCGGCCCCGTTACCACCCCGCTGGTCCGCCGTGTCGCCACCACCGGCCTGATCAGGCGTAACGGGGCCGGGTGGCTCTCGTTAGATCGGTGTGAATCCCCGACCACCTAGGGAGCCCTCCATGCGACATCCTCTCGCCGCGCCGATCGCGCTGGCCGCCGGCGCGATGCTGCTGGCCGGCGGCGCCTGGCTTACCCCGGTACCGCTCGCGCACGCCGCGCCGGCGCTGACCGCCACCGTGTGCGCCGATGCCCAGGTCAACCTCGGCGCCGTGACCGATGACCTCAACGATGCGCTGGCCGCCACCGAGGGGCTGACCACCACGGTGGACGAGCTCACCCGCCGGCTCGGCCTGCCCGCGCTGCTGGGCACCGCCAAGGCAGACAATGACGCGGCCGTGGTCAAGATCCGCGCGGTGCTTTCGTTGCGGGCCGCCCAGGTGCTGGCCCAGGACCGGGTGGACGTGCTCTGCCGCGATCAGGTGGACATCACTATCAGCCCAGCCCCCTCGAGCCCGCCGAGCTCGCGCCGGCCCAGCTCGGGCGGCTACCAAGTACCACTGCGGCCGCGCCGGGCCCCGGAGACCGGTGATGGCTCGCGCCAGCCGACCGGGGCGGAGAACCTCGGCGACGTGGCCACCCGCAGCATTGCTCCCGCGATGGCGCTGTACGCGCTGCTGGGCGTAGGAATTTCCGCCTCGGTGTACGCGGCCCGGTTATGGCTGCTCGAGGCGTAGGGCTGGCCCTGGCCACCGCGTTGCTGGCACTAGCTACGCTGGCCGGGTGTCAAGCCGCTCAGCCGGGTCCGAGCTCGGGCTCTGATCCGGCTGGGCGGCCCCCGCTACCGGTGGACTGCACCCGGAAACCGGACGGGCCCCGGGATCCGATGCGGCTCTACTTCCCGGCGCAGCGGGTCGGGGTGGAGGTCACCCGGGTGGGGTTGACCGCCCAGTCCGATATGGACCTGGTGCCGATCGATCGGGCGCCGCAGCTGGCCGGCTGGTACTGCTACTCCCCCGCCCCGGGTGACCTCGGGCCGGCGGTGATGGTCGGTCACGTGGACTGGGCCGGCGCGCCGGGAGCGTTCGGCCAGCTGGCCGCCGCCCGGACCGGGCAGCGGATCGAGGTCACCGACCGGGCCGGGCTGGTGCGCGCGTTCACCATCACCGGCCGCCAAGAGGTGCCCAAGGCAGCGTTCCCGTTTGATCGAGTTTTCGCGGACAGCCCGGTGGCCGGCCTTACTCTGATCACCTGTGGCGGGACGTTCAATCACCGGGCCCGGTCCTATCAGGACTCGATCATCGTGTACGCCCGGGTGGCCAAGGGGTGAGATGACCGGTACCGGGCACGATGACAGCTCCTTTCACGTGCCCGAGCTGGTGCCGTTCCTGCTCGCCGAGCAGCGTTACGTCCGGGCCTTGAATCAGCACTTGCGGGATCGGCGCTACCGGGCCTCACGGTGCCGGGCGTGCAGCACCAGTAACCGCGCGGTGAGTTGGCCATGCCTGATCCATATGGCGGCCAGCCAGGCCAAAGAGTTTGCCGAGCTGGCCGAGGTGCCCGGACAGAAAGGGGTCAGCGATGGCCGAGTACCCACGGCTCACCGAGGCGCTCACCCGGTGGTACCAGTACCACCCGAATCGACCGGCGACCAGCAGCGAGTTGGCGGCGGTGGAGCAGCGAATCACTCGAGTACTGCGAAGGATGGGGAGAACGTTGTCCAAGATCACGGATCTGGTCGCTGAGGTGTTCGACGCCACCAACGATGTGGCCGACAAGATGGACCGGCAGACAGCCAAGATCGTGGAGCTGACCGCCGCGCTGGCCGCCGCGCAACCCGGCTCGGAGGAAGCCGCCGCGCTGCAGGCGCAGGTAGACGAGGCGGTGGCTGGCTTCACCGCGCTGGGCTCGAGGCTGCGCGACATGGGCGCGGACCCGGACAACCCGGTACCGGCGGATCCCACCGACACCACCCCCGGGGATCCGGTGCCGGCGCCCGAGGACCCGGAGTTCACCCACGGGCCCCCGGCCGAGTAGCCCTCGGGCGGTAGGTCAACAATGTGAGCCGCGCTGGCCCCGTGAGCCCCCCGGCCGGGGCCAGCGCTCACTCACCCCCGGACGCTCCCCAGGATTCCCGGAGGCTCTCATCGCACCCCTCGCTTGGCGGTTCCCGGCCACCGTGGTTCGGGTGATCGACGGAGACACCGTGATAGTTGACCTGGACCTGGGGTTCTACGTCCGGGTCCGGCTGAGTTGTCGCCTGGCCGGGGTGAACGCCATTGAGCTGGCCGCCCCGGGTGGGCGGGATGCCCGGGAGTACTTGGCCACGCTGCTGCCGGTGGGCACCTCGGTGGTCATCGACTCGGTCAAGGTGGATAAGTACGCGGGCCGGTTCGATGGGCGTATCGGGCTGGTCGATGGGGTGGACGTGGCCACCAAGGTGCTGGCCGCCGGCTACGCGGTGCGTTGGGACGGCCGAGGTAAGGCGCCGGTGCCGCCGTGGCCGATCCCGGCGGTGGTGTCCTGATGTGCCGCGCCGAGCTGTCCCCCGAGGCTGAGCTGGCGGTGGCACTGCTGCTCGGCGCCCTGGTGGCCGAGCTCGCCGAGCGGGCCGGTTGCGACCCGGCGCAGGTGCTCATCGGCCCGGTGGACCTCGGGGCCGAGCATGGGTGACGCGGCCGAGGTGAGGCACTACATCGCGCTGATCGGTGGCGCGCGCGCGTACGCCACGCTCACCGCCACCGGGGCGGACTCGTTCGCCAAGCTCGGCCCGGGCGATCCGATCGACATCGGTAACGACGGTGGCAAGTGGTACCCGGTGAGCAGGGCCATCGCCGAGGCATGGACGGCTGACGACGATGCCTAGCGCCGCCCAGGTACTCACCGCCGGCGGGATCCTGCGGGCCAGTGAGGTGGTGGAGCTGGCCGCCGCCGAGCGTCTGGACCTGGCCGCCGCCGCCACCATGCTGCAGAAGGAAACCGGCGGCGGCCGCAACGTCTGGGGCAGCGACGCCGTGGTTGTCGCGGCGGGCACCTACGCCAAGGGCGCCGTGGTCACCCAAGCCGCCTACCTGGCCTACCGCACGGCGGTCCGCGCCGGCCGGGCCGGGCGCCAAGGCTGCGGCCCGGCCCAGCTGACCTACGGCGGCTACCAGGACCAGGCCGATCAGCTGGGCGGCTGCTGGGACTGGCGGGCCAACGTGACGGTCGGGTTCCGCGCGCTGGCCGGGTTGATCCGGGCCGGCGGGACGCGCACCGGGTTCCGCAGCTACAACGGCTCGGGGCCGATGGCCGAGCGGTACGCCGATGACGCGATGATCAAATACAACGCCTGGCGCGCTCGGCTCACCGGCGCCAGCACCGATGAGGGGGACGACATCATGGCCACGCTGGACGAGGTGCGCGCGGTAGTCCGCGCCGAGCTGGCCACCCTGGCGCGCCGTGATGACCTCGGCTATGCCCGCGATCAGACCCTGGCCGCGCTCGGCGCGCCGGATCCCGGGCACGCCCCGACCGTCCCCGCCAAGGGGGCCAAGCCTGTTCAGCAGCAGCTGGATGAGATCAAAACACTGCTGGGCGGGATCCTCGCCCAGTTGACCGATGACAAGTAGGGAGCCTCCAATGGCTGAGAGCGCGCCGGTTGAACCCAAGGTGAAGTGGTCCGCGTTCATCGGGGCGGTGGTCGGCCTGGTGCTGACCGGGCTGCCCGCGATCCTCACCGATGCCTCGATCGTGCCGGGCATGCCCGCGTGGCTGTCCATCGTGATCGGTGTGCTGGCCGGCGGCGGGCTGCCCGGGCTGGCCGGCTACGCCGCGCCGCACCAGGTACGGGCTCCCGCGTACAGCGATGAGCCGTTGCCGGACTACCCGGAGGGCTACCAGTCATGATCGTGCTGGGCGTGATCTTCCTGCTGCTCTACTACCTGTTGATCCCGCTGTTCCTGCTCAAGGCCATCGGGATCATCCTGCTGGTGGTGGGGCTGGTCCTGCTGCTGCTGTCCGTGACGGGCCGCCCGGTCGGGCCGCGCCGGTACTACTACTGAGAGGCCGGCACGCCGATGACCATTGTTCGCGGGGTGGCGGTTGACCCGGAGTCCGGTGAGCCGATCGCCGGGCGGATGGTGACCGCCACTCTGTGGCCGCCGGGCTCCACCACGGCGCCCATCGTGGGCGGGGTGGACCTGGCGCGCACCGACGAGGCTGGCGCCTGGGAGTTGATCCTGCCGCCCACCGCCGGGCTCGGCGTGGTGGCAAAGATCCGGATCTGGCGCAGCGCGTCGCTGTTCGCGGACATCCCGGTCACCGACCCGCCCACTCTGCCGGTGGATGTCACGGATTACCTGGTGGACCCGGACACCCTGGAGCCGATCTCCCAGACTCCCGAGCTCTATATCACCCGGGCCGAGCGGGGCGCGCCCAACGGGGTGGCCAGCCTGGACGCCACCGGCAAGGTGCCGGCCAATCAGTTGCCGCCGGCCGGCGGCGGCGGCGGGTTCATCGCGCTGGGGTTCCTCTACGAGATCGGCGACCCCACCACGGTGGCGATCATCACCCATGAGCTCGGGTTCGACCCGGCCGGGGTGGAGGCGCTGCACACCGATGGCTCCAACATCCATCCGCTGCTGAGTTACACCACCCCGGGCCAAGAGGTCCGGCTGGATTTCCGCGATGACTTCACCGGCATTGTCCGGCTCTCCTGAGGGGTTCCCATGGCAACCGATCAGTTCTACGGAAAGGTCAGCTTCGAGGCTGGCTCGGCCAGCACGGACGGGGTGGTCAAGTCTCAGCTGGATACCGGGGTGGCCGCCGCGCAGGCCCGGGCCAGCCACACCGGCACCCAGGTGATGGCCACCATCAGCGATGCCCAGTCCTACGTGGACGGGCGGATCAGCAGCGTGCTGGATATCGCCGGGGCGCCGAGCACCTTGGACACGCTGAACGAGCTGGCCGCCGCGCTCGGCGATGATCCCAACTACGCCGCCACCATCACCGCCTCACTCGGCGCGCTGGACACCCGGGTGGATGCCCTAGAAGCGGCCGGCGGCTCGGCCGGCGGGTACGTGGCCAACATCGGCGACGGCGCGGCCAGCAGCTACGTGGTGACGCACAACCTCAACAGCCTGGACGTGCACATTACGGTGGTGCGGATCAGCGACGGGCAGACGGTGCACCCGGTGATCAAACGGACCGGGGTGAACGCCAGCTCTGTCGACTTCGGCACCACCGTGCCCACCTCGAACCAGTTCCGGGTGCTGGTCAATAAGGCGGCCTGATCGTGGGCACGCATGCCATGTTCGGCCAGTTGCCCGAGGCGGACACGCTCAACCTGGTGGCCGACCTGGCGGCCAAGGCGGACGCGTCGGCCACCACCTCGGCGCTGGCCGGCAAGCTCGGCGCCACGGCGGCCGCCGGCGGTGATCTGACCGGCAACTTTCCCAACCCGGACATCGCGGCCGGCGCGGTAGGCGGCGCGGAAATCGCGGCGGCTATCAAGGACCCGGCGGCGGCCACCGCCGGGCTACGCACGCTCGGCACCGGGGCGGCCCAGGCGCTGCCCGGCAACCACGCCAGCACCACCGACTCCCGGGCGCCGAACGGGTCCGCCGGCGGGGCGCTCACCGGCAGCTACCCGGATCCGGATCTGGCGGTGGTCCCGCACCCGCCGGTGGCGCTCACCGACGCGGCCACGGTGGCGGTCAACGCGGCACTGGGCACTCACTTCAGGTTGCTGATGACCTCGGGGGTGGGGGCCACCCGAGCGATGGGCGCGCCGAGCAACCCGAGCGATGGCCAGAAGATCCTTTTTGAGATCAAGCAGGACGCCACCGGCAGCCGCGCGGTCACCTGGAATGCGGTCTACCGGTTCGGCACTCTGGTAACCCAACCGGTGATCACTGTTACCGCCAGCAAAAAGGATTACGTCGGGTTCGTCTACAACGCCACCGATGTGAAGTGGGACTGCCTGGCCGTCTCGCCGGGGTACTGACCCGATGGCCAATGATCTGATCACGCCCAGCACGGCTAACAGCTCGGCCATGTGGGAGGCCACCTCCTCCTCGTCCAGCGCGACATCATGGACGCTGTCTGTCAGTCCGCTGCTGGCCGGTGACCTGCTGGTATTCGCTACCAGCTACGCCAGCGCCGGGACTATGACCGCGCTGTCCGGCGGCGGCTGTAACGCCAGCGGATCCGGGCTGGACGGCGCCTGGCAGCGGATCGCTGGCCCGTTCGCTAGCGTCAGTTGGGATCTTGAGCTGTGGATGGGCAAAGTGATCACCCCCGGGGCCAGCACCATCACCGCCACCATCTCCGGGCAGGGCACCGGCCAGTCAGTGCGGCGCAACTGTAAGGCGTTCACCACCACCGGCGGACTGGGCACGATTTACACCCAGGTAGGCGCCGGCGGCACCCGGGCCAACACCACCGCATCAACCACGGTGACCTTTCCGACGATGACACCGAGCGGGATCAACCGGCTCTACCTCGGGTTCGGCACCAACGGTACCGGTCAGACCACCGGGGCCACCGCCGGCTACACGGTGGAGCTGGACCCCGGCACCAACCCGGTGATCTACAACGCCAGCGTTCCCAATTCCGCGCAGACCCCCACCTCGGTGACCTCGTCCAGTGCCTCTTACCTGGTCGCCGCGCTGATCAAAGCGGACAACCCGACCGCGCGGATGATGCCATTTTTCGCGCCGGCCCATCACGCCGATGAGCTCGAGCAGCGGCCGAGCGGGCTATACGTCCAGCGCCGCCGGGTGTTCGGCTACCGCCGGCCCAGCGCCGGTGTGCTCTGCCGGGGGTGCTAGATGGCTTTCGGCGATGTCACCGCGCTGGGCGGCGGGCAGACCGCCACCGCCACGTTTGTGGACATCCCGCTGCCGGCCGGCATCGCGCTGGGTGATCTGCTCGTGCTGGCGGTCACCAACGGCACGCCGCAGACCTATGCCACCATCACGCTGGCCCCCTCGGGCGCGGTCTCCCCGGCCTGGACCGTGCTGGCCAACTCGGCGCACTCGGCGTTGGGCTCGGGCTGCTGGTGCAAGCCGGCTAGCAGCTACGACGTGACCAACGCCGGCGGCAGCGCCAAGTACCGGGTTTCGCTGACCACCGGATCGCACCCGATGGCCTGGGTGATCCTGCTGGTGAAGGGCGCCGGCGCATCCACCCAGCGCACCGCCTATATCGAGCAGCCCTCACCGGCCACCAATACCTCCATCACACCTACCGCGCTCACCGGGGTGGCGCCGGCGGATCTCACCCTGGAGCTCTACGAGTTCGCCGAGCAGACCCGGAACCTGAACCCGGCCGGTGATGCGATCATGAATTACCCGGCCTCGGCGCCCACCTGGGCCCAGGTGATCCAAGCCAAGACAGCCGCCGCGCCGGCCACCACCTCGGGGCTCTGGGACTCGGCCATCGCGGTCATCTCGAAATTCGGCGGCGGGCTGGCCGGGGACGTGCCTAACGCCGGGTCCGGCTCGGCGCGCACCGGCACATTCTCGGTGAACTCACTGAGCCTGGCGGCGCCCCGCACAGACCGCATGATGCCACTGTTTGTGTAGGTGGCCGCTCGGCGGGTTAGGCCGCCTGGTCGCCGGGTAAGGGTGCCCGTAGCCTGGCAAACGTCCGGTGGTCCGGGGATTGAGGCTCCCGCCGTGGCTGCCGGCTGTAGGAAAGCTCACCCCGCCGCGCGGCGCCCGGCGCTCCCCGTGGGCCAGGGCTCAACACGCGGCGGGGTGAGCCCACCAGGGATTAACGAGCCCACCCTAGCGGCGGTCACGTCACTCGATCAGGGCATGAGACAGCCCCCCGGCCGGGACTGGTGCGGCCGAGGGGCTGGCTGTGTTGCGGGGCCCGGGTGCCCGCCTCGCGGCTGCGGCTAGTGACGCCGGGCGCGCCGGGAGAGATGCTAGCTCACTCCCAGGTGACCGGCTCCACCTCATCCCGGCGGCGGAGTTCCTTCGCGCTGACCCGCTGCTCCGGGTCGGCCAGCCCATCCGCGCTGAACCGCACGCCCTGGCTCTCGAGCAGCTGCCGGGCGTGCTCCGGGCCCCGGCCGGCCGCGTCCAGCCAGTTCGGGTGAATGACTCCCCCGTCCTTGAGCAGCCGCTCGGGGTGCGGGAAGTCCGGCATCCTCCGGGCCGCCGAGCCCACCCCGCGTGATGCCCGGGTGTCGTCGGTGACCGCCACGGACACGTCCCCGTAGGTGGCCCACTCCCCCTCTCTGATCCGGCTGGCCACCCGGGCGAATACCCGGCCGTTGCGCTGGTAGCGCGGCGCCAGCCGCCAGGTGATCGGGTGGACCCCGGCCACCAGCTCGACGATGCCGGCGCGCTCGAGGGACTGCAGCGCGTCATGGGCGTTGGCCGCCGCGTACCCGCCGCCGATCTCCGCCGCGATGGCGGCCGAGGTCAGCCCGGCCTCCACCCCGGTGAGCAGTTCGGTGATCTGGGCTTGGCGGCGGCCGCGCGGTGCCGGCATCTCCACCGGCGGCTCCGCCTCGGTCTCCACCTCGGCGAACGAGGCGTAGGCGCTGGCCAGGTTCAGCTCTGCCTGGGCCCGCACCCGGTGGTACCGGGCTAGTGCTCGTGCTTGACGTTCGTTCATCGTGACTCCGGTTGTTTGGTCGGGACTGTGTGCACCAGGTAATACGGCGAAAGCCCCCAGGTTTATGCCCGATTACAGTAAGCGTTACTGTATCGAAACATAAAGCCTGGGGGCTGGCCCCGCCGAGCGGGGGATCAGTAACCGGTGGCCTGGGACAGAGCGGCGAAGCGCGTCACCACGACCACCGTGTCAAACAGGCCGATGATCACCCCGGCCATCGCTGCGCCCTTGGCTGGCTTGCCATGGCCAAACCCGCACGCCCCGGTGATGACGGCCAGGGGGCCGAGCAGGATGGGCAGGATCAGCAGGCCGAGCAGTGCGGATGTCAGGGACACGATCGCCATGGTGGCGGTGCCGCCGAGGGGCGGGAGGACTACCGGCGGCGCCGGCGGTCCGGGGGTGAACTCAGGCTTGTCTTCATTCCAGGTGATCATTGTGAGGCTCTCTCTGTGAGTGGTGGTCGGGGCTGGTAGTGCGGGGGCGGGTCAGATCTTGCGGAACGAGCAGTTTCCCTTGACCTCGAGCGCGACATCCTTGGCGCCCACCTTGATGGTGGTGTGGCCGCGCGGGTTGCCGTTGTCGATGATCGAACTGAGGCCGCCGTCCAGGTCGCGCAACCGGGCGAAGTAGCAGTAGCTGGCGCCCTCGGTGACGTAGCGGCCGGCGGTGATCTCGGACCCCACCAGGTAGGTGCCCGAGGTGACCTCGGTCAGCGGGTAGACCTCCGCCGCCTGGTAGGTGGGCTCGGCCGGGGCCGCCGCCACCGGCGCGGTGTAGTAGGCGCTGGCCGGCAGCTGGGCGGGCACCTCGGGCGCGGTGTACGCCGGTGCGTTGTAGCCGGTGAACCCGGTGTAGGGCTTGGGCTCGGCCGGCGCCGGGGTGGAGCAGGCGGCCAGGCCGATGCCGAGTACGACCATGGCGCTGGCGATGAATGCGAGTGGCTTGAGCATGAGGGGTGAGGCTCCCTTGAGTTGTGGGCTTGAAAACTACGGTTCGTTGAGCCTGTCGTATGGCCGGGGCTGGGCGTTACAGAATCCCAGGGTTACGTCACCCGAACGAGTGATCACCGCCGTACCGCTCCCGGAGTTCCGCCGGCGGCTCGGGCTGCCAGCTGGGCCGGGTGGCCAGGCCACCGCCGCCGGCCGCGTTGCGGGCCGCCCGCAGGACCAGGGAAGCCTCGGTGATGTCCGCGCCCGGTGGCACGCGCATGCCGTCAAAGACCAGCTGGGCCAGCGCCACCACCAGCCGCTCCAGTTCCCGGATCCGCGCCTCGAGCCGGGCCGGCTCGGGCCCGCTCACTGGCCGGCCTCCCGGGGCTCATGGACGTGCTGGGCGGAGTCGCATGTCACCTTGTCATCCGGGCCGCGCCAGACCCCGCCGATCCGCTGGTGCAGCAGCTCACCGCACCAGCGGCAGACCGGCGCCGGGCCGGCGGGATCCGCCTCGAGCTCGAGGCTGGGCAGCGGCACGTCCAGGATCTGCCGGCGCCCCTCGGCCCGGGCCTCCCACGCGTCGAACAGCGTTTCTAGCTGCTCGGCATCGTGCGGGTGTACCCGGTGTTTCTGCATGGCCTCGATCGAGCCGCCGCCCCGGTCCGCCCACTCGGTGACCGCATACCAGGTGCCGGTCAGCTCAGAGCGGAATACCCGGATCGGCTGGGACCGTCGGCAGCGGTGCTCCCGGCAACAGCGCGGCTCGGGCCCGCCGATCACTGGGCGGCCGCCGGCGCGGCTGGCTGGGCCGGCGCGGTCCATGGGCTCGGCACGGTGATGACGGTCTCCGGGTTGGCCGCATCGCCGGGCTGGTAGATGACCACCTCCACCGAGGTGACGTTCTCCCAACGCGACACGCCCTCGAGCTCGGCGGTGTTGTAGTGCGCCCACCGGGCCACCACCGTGCCGCTGGCGTCCAGGTAGCTGGTCCGCGCGGACGGGGGCAGGCCAAAGTCCGGCATGGCGCCGGTGGCCCCGACCGCGTCACGGATCAGCTGGGCCCACGGGTCGTAGTAGTCCGCGCACATCTCCGGCCAGCTGAACCCGCACTCACAGATCCGGCGCAACCACTCGGGCATGCCGGGCGCCGGGCCCACGGTGGTGTCCGCCGGCCCGGGCCGGGTGCCGGGCGCGTGGTACTCGGCGCTGATCTCCTGGCTGAGGCACTTGGGGCAGGTTGGCTCATCGCTGTACTCGGCGTGCACCGGGCGGTCCGGCCCGGCCGGGTGGGTGCCGTTGGTGGCTGGATCGGCGGCGCGCTTGCGTGGTGGCATGACTTCCTCACTTGGGTTGATCTTGTGGGCTGGGTGGTGCGGCCATCACTCGAGCTCGGCCAGCTGCTCGATCAGTCGGCCGAGGGCTAGGTGGGCGGCCCGGGCATCGGCCAGCACCTGGGCCCGCTCGGCGGCCTGGTCCGGCGGTGGCGGGGCCAGCACCACCGAGCGGGCGCCCTGGTGGCTGGACAGCCGCCCCCACCGCTGCAGGTGGCGCAGCGCGGCGTAGGCGGTGCCATCGGACACCCCGCACTCATCGCGGATGGCCTCCACCGCCGCGATCCGGGCGCCCACCGGGTAGGCCGGGGTGCCGAGGCGGTGGGCGAAACTCCGCGCGGTGCGCAGCGCCAGGGTTCCGCCGAGCTCCTCGGGATCGGTCATCGTGCCCGCCTCGGTGCTCATCGCTTGCTCTGCCGATCCCGTTCGACGCGGCGGCCCACCCAGCTCAGCACGGCATCCTGGGCCGGCGGGTTGAGCCCGGTCAGCGCCCCCAGCACGGCAGCCATGGCGCCGATCTCCTGGTCCGCCGGCGGCGTGGTGGCCAGCTCGGCGGCCGGGTCGTGCCATTGGTCCGCCGGGACCTGCTGCGCGTGGCGCAGCACCTCGGCGATATCGGCGCCGAACTTCTCCTGACGCTCGGCCACCTTTTGCCGGGTCGGCGCCTCGGCCAGCTGGCGGCGCGCGTCGGCCAGCTCGGCGCCGAGCGTGGCCAGAACCGTCTGAGCCTCGGCCAGCCGCCGCTCGGCGGCGCGGAGTTGGATGGTGCGTTCGGACAGCGCCACCACCAACCGCTCTAGTTCCCGGATCCGGATCTCGAGCCGTGCCGTCTCGTGGGCTGACGCGCGGACGAACGTGTCCTTGGCCGCCGCCACCGAGCCGTCCGCCGGCGGCGCCGGGTCGCTCTTCGGTGTCTCGGTAGTCATCGGTCTCTGTCTCCTCTGGGGGTCGGGGCGGTCGGGGGATCCTCGGGTGGCTGCAGGTACCAGGGGGCCAGCACCACGGACAGCAGGACAGCCAGGCCGGCCAGCACCAGGGTGAGCCAGCCAACGGTGGGCAGGCCGAGCGCGCGGGCCAGCGTGGTGAGCCCCCAGGACAGCACCAGCGCGATGAAAACGACCACGGCGGCGCGGCCCCACCGGACGCGGCGGCGGACGTGACGGGCCATCACGGGGCCACCTCGCCCCGCACGATTGGGTCCGCCCAGACACTGGCCGCGCCGTAGATCCGCACGATCAGTTGGTCACCCTCGGCCGCCGGCGCGGCCAGCTTGCGGAGCAGCCCGGCGATGACCGCCACGTTGGCCATCCCGTACAGCTGATCCGAGGCGGCCGGCGCCTCACCCAGGTCCACCTCGGCGCCGTCCGCGCGGATCAGCCCGGCCCACAACGTCAAGCCGTGGAAGCCCTCGGGGCGCTTCACCGCCGGCCCCGGCGCCACACTCGCCGAGCCGCTGACTTACCGGCCCGGCCGGCGCTGCCCAGGCGCTCGAGGCGGATCCCGAGGAGCAGCCCGATCACCAGCCCTAGGAAAAAGCCCAGCAGGATCGGATCGGTGAGGCTCATCGCTGGGCCACCTTCCGAATCTCGGCCAGCAGGATGTTGGCGAACGTGGCCAGGTCACGCGGGTCAGCGCAGCGCGGCGCGCCACCGGAAAGGAAGCTCGAGGCGGCCAGGCTGGCGTAGCAGAACGAGCACACCTGGACCTGTCGAGTGTCGAAAAAGTCCCGGGCCGCATCCCGGATATCGGTGGTGTGGTAGTCCCCGGGCAGTCCCTTATCCCAGTTGCAAAACGCACACTCGTGCTCGGGCAGTCCGTCCGCCACCTCGGCCACCGGCTCGGGCACCTGGCTGCCGCTCATCGCGTCCGCCGCCTCGGTGCGCCGATGCCGCCGGCCAGCAGCGCCGAGCCGGCCACCAGCGCGATAGCCCGGTTGAGCCCGGCCCGGTACGCCTCCACCTCGCCCAGGGTCTGCGGCGCCTCGGTGGCCAGGCCCTGCTCGCGGATCCGCTCGAGCTGGGCCGCGATGCTAGCCAGCAGATCCACCACTGGATGATTCGGCACCGGGCCGGCGGGGCGCACCGGCTCATCCGGGTCCGCCTCGCACGGCGGCGCGGCGGTGTCCGGGCGATGGGTGAGGCGCCCATGGACCTCGGCGGCCACCTCGGCGGCGGTGGGCGGGCGGCGCGGCTGGAAAGCCTGCTCGGTGTACTCGTGCAGGTTGGTGCCGATCTCGGCGGCCGGCTCCCGGATCTCGGGCCACGGGTCCGCGCGCCGGGAGGTGTGCACCTCGGGGCCCCGGGTGCTGCCGGTGGTGGCCTGCACCGTGTACTCCCCGGGTGGCAGTGAGACCCGGCCGTCCAGCAGCTCACCGAGCCACTCGGGGGTGATCTTGTGGTCCGCGTAGAGACCGGCCTGGATGGTGTGCTCGGGCTTGGGCGCCGGCCGGGGGGCCGGGCGGGGCGCGCGCCGGCGGCGGTGGTCGGTCATCACATCCTCCTCTTTCCGTATTTGTTGATCACCTGGTCCACGGTGGCCCGTGCTGTCTTGGACATCGCGACGTTTTCGAGCAGGTTCGCCAGCTCGGTGGCCGCCTCGTTGCGGGTGAGCAGCTCGGCGGACGAGTCGGGCGCGAGGCGGAATTGCGTAGTCACGTAGGACTCGCCGTACTCTTCAGACACCCGCACGATGACCCCGCACGGCAGCTCAACGAACACCTGGCCGAGGGCATCGACGTGCGCCAGCGGCCGGTCATAGTCGCGCTCATTCGGGCGCACCTCGGCGGCGCGCATCACGGTGGGCAGTTTGGGGCTCATTGCGAGGCTCCGATCTGCTCGAGCACCTGGCGGCCCAGGTACTCGGTGTACGCGGGTGGGATGGCCTCGGCCATCGCGCGGCGGCTCATCCAGTCGATGCCCATCGCGCGGGCCCACAACTTGGTCTCACCCGGGCCGAGGCCTTGGCCGCCGCCGTACACGCCGATCACCGGGCTCATCACGATGCGGTAGGGCTGGTCCCCGTTGAGCCGGTGGTAACGGCGGATCGGCCAGCCGCGCTCTGTGTAGCCGGGCAGCAGCGGCGCGCGCTCAGCTTGGCGCTGGTGGTCGCACTCGGCGCCCACCAGGGTGATCCCGCCGCCGGCCTCAAACAGCCGCTCACGCTGCACCCCGAGGTCAAACCGGGCATTGCTGCCGCAGAGCTGCACCGGGTTGACCAGCGGGCAGCCGGGCACATTTTCGATGATCGAGGGCAGCCCGGTGGCGGCCAGGGCTTCCCGCACCAGCGGCACCAGGTCCACGTGGCCCGAGCTGGCGAAGTGCGCCATATCGGTGTGCGTCTTGCACGGCGGGCTGGCGGTGATCAGGTCCGCGCCGGTCCGCTCGGCCAGCTCCACGATGCCGGCCACGCCGAGCTCCACCAGGTCCGCCTGGATGAGCTCGAACCGGTCATGCGGGAAGCACCGCCAGCGCTTGACATCGACACAGGTCACCTCGAACCCGGCCCGGGCGTACCCGGTGGCCGAGCCGCCGGCGCCGGCGCACAGATCCAGGCAACGCGGCCGGCGGCTCATGACAGCGCCCGGCGAAAGTGCGCCTCGGCCGCGTCCATTGCCCGCTCAGCTGAGTTGTAGAACTCGGTGCGGCTGTAGCCGTGGAGCACACCGCCGGCGGGCCCGTACCAGGCGAACACCCAGCTGTAGGGGGTGCCCCGCTCGGTGCGCGCGGAGCGGCTGGCTGGCTTGACCACGAGTAGGGAGCCATCGCCTCGGCGGCTTTCCCACCGGTTGGTGACCGGCTGCCACCCGGTGGGGCTCAAGCCGATCAGCCGGCGGCGCACCTCGGCCAGCTCGGCATCGGTGATCGTGGCGTTGTAGTCCACCTCGGCCAGCTCGGGCGCCTGGAAAGCCGCCTCGATCTCGGCCAGCGGGTAGCCCTCGGCGTGCAGCGCCACCACGGCAAACAGCACGGTCTGACCATGGGCGCTCATGCCGAGGTCCAGGCGGTCCAGAACGCGGCCACCAGGTTCAGCGGCATGGAGTAGCGCCGCCAGGCGATCGAGTCTTTGCGGGGGGTGCTGGCCCGGGCCACCTTGACCCCTTCCAGCATCACGCCGCCGAGCTGCTTGGGCCCGGGGTCGCCCGGCTCGGCGGGCAGCGTGACCCAGACATAGCCGTCCAGGCCGAGCGGCTCCCAGCCCTGGGCGGCCATCCGGTTGAGCGCGAATTGCGCGGCATCGTCCGGGCGCCCCACGCGCAGCCAGCGGTCCAGCACATCGCTGATGTAGTTCCACTCGGCGTAGCCGCCATCGGGGTCCAGCGCGTCATCCTGGGCGTATTCGTTGGCGTCCACGTAGTCGTGCAGCTCGGTGAACGAGCCCACGGTTTCCGGTACCTGGCCGCTGGCGATATCCGCATTGATCATCGCCTTGGCTTCCAGGATGACCGAGCGCAGCACGCCGTGATCGCGGCTGGCCTTGATACCGGTGGCGGGGAAGTAGTCATCGGCCTGGACCGGGGCGGGGCGGGCGGTGGTGTCGTTCACGGGGTGAGGCTCCGTTCGTGTGGTCGGGGGTGGTGCACCTCAAAAATTACCGTTGGTTTCAGTGTTTTGATGAGAACCTGAGGAATCGTAACACAACTGTGACCCAAATTTCCGTGGGCTGGTGAGGGTCCGGGGATCTATGAGCACATATGACGGGGGGCGGCCCGGCCACCTACAACCGGGCCGCCCAGCTACGCGCGGTCTACCACCAACCGTGCCGGTGCGCCGTTGACGCGCCTTTCTCCGCCTCGATCACCGCGTCATTGAGCCGATCGAACTCCGCCGGATCCTTGCCCCGGTAGTTGTCGAGTTGTTCCTGGGCCCTATCCAGCCGCTCGTTTCCCTCGCTGTGCTTACCCATGATCAGTAGCCCATCTCGTCCGAGCTGGTGCCGTCGAACTTCCCCGGCCGCTCGGACACCGCCGGCGGATGCGGGCAGATCACATGGACGTACCCGCCGGCATCGGCGCGCATGATCTCTTGGCCCACCTCGATCGGGTCCGGGCAGACCACACACTCGCCCGGGTACTTGGCCTCCCAGTAGGGCACCCCGGCGCGCTGGCCGCTGGTGCGCTTCCATCCGTCCGGCCGGCCGCTCACCGGTCACCCCGGTGGGCCGCCGAGCAGGCCGCCCAGAACAGCACCAGGAACAGCACAAATGTCAGGCCGCAGATCAGGCTAGTGCTCATCGCGCACCACCCAGCGCCGAGCCCGGCACCAGCAGAGCTGCCGTTTGTAGCTGGCCACGTCCAGGCAGCAGAACTCCCCGTCATCCAGCCAGTCATGCTCGTGCTCGGGGGCGCCGAGGTGCTCGGAGTCCAGCAGGATCCGCCGGCACGGGCAGATGGCCAGCTCGGACCGGGCCGGCGGCTGCTCGAGCTCGGCGGCCGCAGCCATGGAATAGTGCGCAGCCTCGCGCACCACCCGGGTATGCGCCACGTCCGCCAGGGTGAGCAGCGGCGGATCTCCGAACGACCAGCCGCCCAGCGACCTCACGGCGCGCCACCGGTCTCACCCTCACCGGTGTTCTCCGGGGCCGCCGCGCCGAGTGGGTACGGCCGCAGCTGGTCCGCCGCCGCGCGCATGCCGGTGCCCTGGTACGGGATCCGGATGTCGTACTCGGCCAGGCCGGGCGGGATCTGATTGCCCGAGGCACGCCCCTTGACGATGGCGAACAGCGGCGGGTTGGTCGGGGTGCCCTGGTAGATGACCCGGTCCCCCCGGCGGTACTCAACCGGCTCGGGCACCAACGCGGCCTGCTCGGCCACCGGCGGGTATTCGGGCTGCTGCCCCCAAGGCGGCGGGCCGAACGGATCCACCTGGTGATAGGCCGGCGGGGTCAGACCCTCATAGGCCGCTGGCTCGGTCACTGGCGGCCCGTACAGCGCCCGGGTCACCGCCGGCCCATCCGCTCGGGCCAGCGCGTCCAGCACCGCCTTGGCGGCCGCCGCCACCGATCGCCCACGGAACTCCCTCAGCACGTTGGTCACCAGCGAGAGCAGCCACTCATCCGGCTCACTATCGAGCTCGGGCACCTCGGCCGCCATCACCAGGGGCTCACCGCCGGACAGCCGCGCCATCACCTCCGGGCTCGGCTCGCCCGAGCTCTCGAGGAGCCTCAGCCGGTCCAGCGGGGTGCTCTTGGCCCCGGTGTCACCATCGAACCGCACGAATACCGACGTGCGGGGGGCGGTGTCATTGCCGGGCACGTTGGCGATTACGCCCCGCTCGGCGTACGCGGGATCCCCACCGCCGGGGCGCGGCGCCACGTACTCCACCCGCCAGCCGTGCCAGGCGGCCGCCTTGGCCTGCTGGTAGGTGATGCCCAGCTCGGGCACCTCGGCCTGATCGGTCTGTCCGCTGCTCATGTGAGGCTCCATCTCCGCTAGGTACTGCTGCTGCATCAATTCGTCATCCACCTCGGCCAGGCTCGGCTGGTCCAGGTACTCGAGGAACTTGCGCCGGGCGTAGCCGAACACCGGGTTCACCGCCGCCCCCGGTTACTCCACCAGCGAGCAATGGTCGGGGCGGCCGCGATGACCATGGCCAGCACGATCACGTAGCCGATGACGAACAGCACGCCCTCAGTGTTTGTCATCGCGGGTCAGCCCCTCCCGCAGCTCGGCCCAGGCGGTCAGCTCGGCGGCCAGCTTGCGAGCGGCGGCCGGGGTGTCCAGGTATACCGACACCATCCGGCCAGCCTGCCCGCGCGGCTCGATCAGCAGGGCGTTGATCCGGAACGTGACCGGCGCCACCCCAATGGTGTAGTCGCCGCTATGCGTGAGCATCCTGGCCAGCCAGGTCTTCGTCCGGCCCCTCATCGCGGCCGGCGGATCTGCTGGACCACGCTGTCCGCGATGGCCTCGGCCAGCTGGCGGGACTGGCGGTCAATCTCGCGCTGCCGCGCGGCCAACTCCTCACGTTCCTTGCGTTCCCGGCGCGCGTTGGCGGCGGCCAGGCGGTGCGCCGCGATCCGCGCCAGCTCCACCTCCCGCTCATCCGCCTCGGCGCAGAGCTGCTCATTGCGATCGGTGATGTACTGCGGCGGGGCCACGAACGCGGCGTGCGCCGCCTGGTCACGCTCGATCACCCGGCGGATGATGCCCGGTAGGTCCACGGTGCTCTCCTCACTCGCGGTGCTGCTGTGTCTGGTCGGGGCTGGGCGGTGCGGTTCAGGGTTTGCGCTGGCTCTCGATCACCCGGTGGTGGTCCACGGTGTCCAGGTGCCGCTGCTCAGAGCGCCGCTGGTCGTCGCTGATCAGCCCGTGGCGGGCCAGAGTCTCGATGCCCTGGCGGCGCTCTTGGACGGCCTGCTGGGTGGTCTGGTCACGGTGCTTGCCCATGGTGGGCTCCCTGTCTGTGTGCGATTGGTCGGGGCTGGTAGTAGGGACGTGCGGTCAGCTGGCGCGGTGCCGGGTCCGCCGCTCCCGGGCGGCCTGCTCGATGTCCCGGGGTGTGGTCGCCAGCCACCAGCGGCGCCACCAGGCCACCACGGCCGGCCACCCGGTCACCCGGTGGGCGCCGGGACCGTTCCGGTGGGCGGATGCGTTCCTCATGGGGTGAACCCTCTCGTTTGATGATCTCGTTAAGTGGGTAGGTGGAGCGCCGGGTGCCGTGCCCGCTCCCCAGCCGCAGGGCACCCGGCGCTCATCGGAGGGGACCGGACGGGGGGATCACCCGCCCGGCCCCGAGGTCTCTAGCTCTCGGCCAGCAGCGGGGTGCAGCGCCACTCCACCCGGTCCACCGTGCGGGTGACCTGGACCAGGGGCGCCGCCGGCAGCTCGGGCGCCACGTACTCCGGGTCCGGCACCATCTCGGTCACCTCATCGGTGCCGAGCACCACCCGCTCGCACACCGCCGAGCGGTTGGCCAGCGCCATCAGCTTGAGCGGGCCCAGGCGCAGCTCAAGGTTATAGCTGTCCGCCTCCACGTCCTTGGCCACCGTGGCGCCGGCGGCCAGCGCGGCCCGGGCCAGCGCGGCCAGATCCTCCCGGCTCTCCCCGTACCAGACGAAAAAGTCGTTGTAGCGGTGCACCTCGGGGGTGGCCTCCACGATGTCGGCCAGGGCGCGCAGCGCGGCGGCGTACTCGGCGGCGCCGGTCAGTCGCCCGGCCTGCTCCCAGGCGGCGCGGTACTCGGCGCGGTCCGGGTGGCCGAGGTACTCCGGGTCCGGGCCGATGGCGAACGGGTAAACCAGCTGGGCCACCGGCACCCCGTAGGCGCGCAGCTCGGCCCGGTATTCGGCGGCCTGCACCAGGCGCATGGCGTAGGCGGACAGCGTGGGATCGGTGGCGGCCAGCTCGGTGCGGCGGTCCGCCTCGGCCCACTGCTGGGCGTAGGTGCGGAAAGCTCCGCCGAGTGTGGCCGAGGCGCCAACGTGGCATTTCTGGCAGCTGAGCGCGCCCATGGTGCGCATAAACACGTGAGCACACGGCACCGGGCCGAGGGGCTCGGCGTGGTCCAGCGCGGCCCGCTGCGCGCGGCGGGTGACCAGGCGGACCGCCTCAACAGCGGTCAGCTCGGGGATGGGCTCAATGTAGATGTTGAACGAACGCAGCTCGGCGACGTAGCCGGGCACCCGGGTGTCCAGGCGGACCACGGACTCGCGGGGGCCAGCCTCGGTGATCTCGCCGGTGACGTGCACCAGCTCGGGGCTGCCGATCTCGGCGGTGAAGCGGACCCGCTGGCCGATCTCGAACGGGGCAGCCGGCGCCTCGGTGTTGGCCAGTTCGGCAGCCTCGGCGGCGGCATCCCAGCGCGCGGCGCACTCGGTGGTGTGCTGGTGGTCGGTCAGGCCGCACGTGCAACCGGCAACGAAAGCGGCGTAAGCCTCATCGGCGGCGGACTGGGCGGTGGTGCGGGGGGCGGTCATGTCGGGCGGGCTCCTGGCTGGTCGGGGCGGGCAAAGCTCTTGCGGTTCCCACTCTACCGTAGGTTTGAGTAGATGACAACAACTAAGATAAGTGCAGGTCAGGGCCCCGACAGTCCCGACCAGGGGGAGCTAGGCGACGTACTCACCGGGCAGCACATCGTCCAGGTACTGCGAAACCGCGTCCGCCTCATCGTCATGGTCGCCGTTGGGCACGGCCTTGAGTTGGCGGCGCAGCGACGGGAGGGTATCGCCGAACAGCACTTCGCCGCGCTCGAACCGGTCCGCCGCGCGGCCCAGCCGGCTCAGCTTGTGCTCAGTCGCCCACACTTCCACCCACTCCACCCGCACCCCGTTGACCCGGGGCAGCGGGCTGCACACCTGCTTGACCAGCGGGCCGCCCTTATTCATCTCGATCAGCACCCGGGTGATCGGGCAGGCCGGCGGGCTGTTGCGGATGGCCGAGTGCACCCGCCACTTGAGTTCATCCTCAGTCGGCTTGACGCTGATGCTCGCCTCGAGAATGGCTTTCCGGTACGGCGCCGAGTACGCCCCCTGCACCAGCGCCGTGAAGTCGTTGTGCGCGCCGTTGGCCAGGTCCGTGGGATCGATGCTCAGCGCCCGGCTGGTGACCAGTCGGGCGATGCTCGGCGGGGCCATCACGAACATCTCATCGGACCAGTAGCTACCCTCCCCCGGGGCTAGCGGGTCGCACAGATAGTTCAGCGCGAATGATCTTTCCAGTTCGTTGTCCAGCAGCCAGCTCAACGGCCAGCGGGCCGCCCACGCCGAGCGCCGCTCACCGGTCTCCGGGTCCGTCTCGATCGCCGGGTAATGGTGCGCCCGGATCCCCTCGGCCTGCACCCAGGCGGCCGCCCGGGCCACGTCGTGCATGATCGAGCCGTGCCGGGTGGTGGTGCCGATGATGGCCAGCACCGCGTACTCGTTCATCGGCAGGATGGCCGCGCGCAACGTCTTGAGCCGCTGTGATTTCTGGTAGAGGCTGTACCGCTCCTCGTGCCCCTCACCATCGTCAACCATGATCAGATCCGGCAGCTCGGTGCCCACCTTGATGCCGAGGGCGGCCCGGCCGAAACCCATCACCAGGAACATCGCGCCGGACTCGGCCATGTAGCCCTCCGCGTTGTCCATCACCGCCCGGCCGCGCCGCTTGAGCGGGGTGCAGAGCTCGGGGAAATCGGCCCGCAGCCATGGGTTGTTCTGGATCTCATCGCGCAGGGTGAGCATGTGTTTGTCCACCATGGTGCCGGTGTGCGCGATCACCAGCGCGAAGCGGCGGTGCCCGTGGGCCAGCGCCCAGAGCAGCAGGCCAACCAGAAAGATCGTTGACTTGCCTGACTTGCGGGGCGCGATCCAGCCATCCCGGCACCCGCCGATCCCCCAGCCCTGGAATGCCCAGCGCCGGCAGTAGTGCAGCGCGTCCAAGTGGAACCGTGACAGGTGGATCGCGCCGTCCAGCCGAGGGGTCCGCAGGTGCTTGGTCAGATAGATCAACATGAACAGCAGCGGGTTGTGTTCGGTCAGGTCGCGGCGGTACTGCCGGCCCGGCAGTCGCTCGGGCCGGCGCGCCTCGGCCATGAAGTTGGCCACCGCCGAGTGCATCAGCTGGCGGTGGTACCAGGTGCCGTCCCAGTCATCCGGCCCGGCCAGCACATACGGGCCGGTGGCCAGCACCTCGTCCTCGGGCAGCAGCAGGGTCATGGCTGGCCCGCTTCCCAGAGTGCGACCGCCATATCCGCCACCAGCTCAGCCGGTAGCGGGTGACGGTCCCAGCTGCCGGCTGAGCTCGGCACGAACGTCACTAGCCCGTTGACCTCGAGCACCGCCCACCGCAGTGACACCCACATTCGGAAGCGGGAGCCTGAGCTGGGCAGCGTGCCCTGGACGAACAGCGGCTCAGTCATAGCCGCCACCTCGGGCGCTCGAGCAGCACCACCGCCACGGTGGCGGCGCCGATGGCCAGCCAGACGGAGCGCGCGGTGGCGGCGGCCAGCAACAGCACGATGACCAGCACCCACCACCCTGGCCACCGCCTGATCATCACAGCAGCCCCCAGGCGATGCTCAGCAGGCTCAGCAGGGTCAGCCACTCGACGTCACCCAGCCAACCCATGACCAGCGCCCTCACCATTGGCAGGTCACCGCCCCGGTGATGACCAGCGCATAGACCGCGAAGCAGAGCGCGGCCAGCAGCAACACCATGATCAGCGCCAGCAGGGCCAGCACTACCGCCCGGCCGGTCATGACGGCATCACGAAACCCGGCAGGCAGGACCGGCCCAGGCAACGCGGGCAGCAGCTGGCCACCGTGGCGGTCACCAGCCGGAACCCGCCGCCGGGCTCCCGCTCGGCCAGACAGGTGCTCTGCAGCAGCGCGCCCCGGGTGCAGTCATGGCACAGCGTCATCCGCGCCGTGCGGTAGGCCGGCCAGGTGGGCACCAGGCAGATCCGGGACTGCTCGGGGTGCACCCATAGCGCCCAGTCCACCCGCCGGCGCGCCGGGAACGCTGGCCCCTCCCCGCACCCCGGGCACTCCGGGCGGGTCATCGTGACCGCCGGGCCAGGTAGATGGCCACCACCATCGCCACCACGCCGAGGGCGCCCAGGAAGCACGTACCCAGCAGCCACCAATCCGCGTTGCTCATCCGTCCCCCCGGTAATGGTCAGCCTGGCTGCCTTGGCCGAGCTCGGGCGGCCCAGCATTCCGGGGCAGCCCCCGGGCGATCCGGATGGCCCGCTCGGCCGAGGCTATGAGCACCGCGTCCCCGGGATTCTCGGGCAGCCCAAGGGCGGCGGTGAGCCTGGCTCGGAACGCATCGGCCGAGCTGCTGGCCACCCGGTACGCCTCATCTATCCGCTGGCCGGCCAGCATGTCCCGGGCCACCGCGCACCAGGTGGCGTGTTCCGGGGTGGCCAGCGAGCCGATGTAGCGCCAGCGGCCGGCCCGGTCCGCCTCGTATAGGTCGTTCGGGCGCTCCCGCAGCTCCGGGTTGCCCACCCGCCAGGGCGCCCGGCTGAGTGGCACAGCGCTCAACGCGGCCGCCTTGACCCGTTCGTACTCGGCCAGCACGCGGCGCGCTATGTCCTCGGCGGTCTGCTTGGGGCCCGTGCGGTAGATCAGGTGCAGCTGGTGGGCCACCGCGATCACCGCATCCTCGATCAGCTCGACCACCGGCCCGCCCCCCGCTCCGGGTTCTCCGTGCTGACGTAGCGGCAGTGCACCTGATCCCCGCACATACGTTCGCCGGTGCTCGGCATCGTGAACAGCCGATGCGTCCGGCACCTCGGGCACGTCGCGGCGGTGCGTACGCCGTCTCGCACGCCGGTGAATTTCGTGGCCATCACCGCCCCTCACTGCTCACCCTCGGGGTGCGGCGGCATGTCCCAGTCCGGATCGTCCGCCGGGCGCTGTACCTGGGTGCGGTAGGCCACCTCGGCGGCGTAGTCGGTGCCCACCGTGGTGGCCGAGGGCGCGTCGTGGTCCACCTCAGTAGTCGGGGCGGGGCAGCAGCAGGGGAAGTCGCCGGGGGGGGTTCTGCTGCCGGCCCGCAGCTGGTCCACCGCGCCGGGTTCAGTGCGCCGGGCCAGCCGGATCACCTCGGTGGCCAGGCGGAGCAGCTCGGTGTCCGCCGGCCGGTGCCGCACACCGAGGGCGTTGATCAGCTCCCGGCGAAACCGCGCCAAGGTCTCCCGGCCCGGGCCGGCGGGGTGCTCGGTGATGACGTTGGCCAGCTCGGGATACATCCGGGCGAACGCTTCACTGACCTCGGCGGGCTGGGTGTTCGTCAGGTGGTGGATCACCTGCTCCGCCGTGCGGGCCACGCTGGCCGCCACGTAACAGGGTCCGTCCGCGCGGTGCACCACCCCGGCCGCCTCGGGCTGGCCACAGCGGCAGGCGGTGTGTGGCGCGGTGGGCTGGTCATCCTCAGACATCAGTCTCACTCCCTGGGCTGGCCGCCGTGGTGGTCTCACCGCTGCGCACCGGCGGCGGCAGCTGCTGGGCGTGCCGGATCGCATCCACTACGTAGGTGAGCAGTTCCTCATCCGGCACCGGGCGGGTCAGCCCGAGGGCGTGGTGCAGCGTGGTCCGGTAGCGGGTCAGCAGCTCGAGCGCGGCGGTGAGCCGGCTCTCTATCTCCTCGGCGCGGTCCGGGTGGCCCAGGCTTGCGGCGGCCGCCGCGCCCACCAGATCGGCCAACGGCACGCGCCCGGTACGTGGCCAGCCCGGACGTGGAGCGTCTTTCAGTGCCTGGTGCGCCTCGGCCGCCGAGCTCGGTGGCTGGTAGCCGGGGCAGCCACACTCGGGGGACATGCACGCCAGCTCGGCCGCGCCTGGTACCGGCGGGCCGGCGCGCAGGTGCCGGGTGTACGCGTGCCCGCAGTGCGCCCGGGTGCATGGCGGTCCGCCATCGCGCACGCCCAGCAGTGCGCCGGGTGGCCCTGGCCAGGGCTTATCAGCGCGGTGAGTGGCGGTGTCCGGCTCGGGCGGGGTGTCGGGCCAGTCCTGAGAGTCCCAGTCGCCGGGCGGGTAGTCAGTCATCGAACTCACCTTTCTCTATGCGTCGGGCCTGCTCATCGCGATGGTTGCGGGCGCTGAGCTCCCACTCGGTCGGCTCGGGGCTGTCCCCCAGGGGCGGATCATCCGGCTCGGACTCAGGGGTGTTCAGGCCGAGCAGGCTGGACCGCCGGGCCGAGGCGGCCAGCTGCACCCTCAGCAGCGCGGCCACGTCCACCGGGGTGAGTCCCTGGGCCACCGCCCGCTCGGCCAGCAGCTCCACGTCCGGGCGCCCCGAGCCGTACAGCACCTGGTCCACCGCGCGGGCCATATCGTCCACCCGGTCAGCCTCGATCAGCCGCAGGATAGATCGGCTAGGGCGGCTTTGTACCAAGATCAACCTATCCAGCCGGCGGCACACGGTCATGGGGTCCAGCCCGGTCATTCGCGCTATGTCCCGAACGGTGTAATTGGCCCGGGCATAGGCGAAACAGAGCGCGGCCTCAACATCCATTACCGCATCACTCTTATTTGGATTCTGGGTCTCATAGGGCCCGGAGTATTCGCCCATGCCATCGGCCGGCGGCCTACCTGCCCCGGCCCAGGCGGACCAGGCCGGCCACCAGCACCGCCAGACCCAGGCTGAGCAGGCCGATCATCCCGGTGCAACCGGCCCCGCCGGCCCGCCGGGAGCTGGCCGAGCTGCACCCCGGCGACTTCATCGAACGGGGCGCCTGGCGCGGATAGGAACGCTGGTGGCGTACCTCGGTGCGCCGGGTGGAGCCGCTGTTTTTGCGCATACCGCAGCTGCAATTTCCGTGACGGTTCGAGTGCACCCCGTAAGGACACGTGCCCATGGTTGCCTCACAATTTCGGTAAGTGGTCGGGGCGGTCTATTCGTCTCGGTCGGGCGGTAGCTCGGGCGGCGGCTCCCGGCGCTCCCTCGGTGGCTCCCGGCGCTCTCGGGTGCCCCACTCCCCCTCGCGCACCGGGCGCACGGTGGGCTTGGTCTGCCAGTGCGGTTCCTGGCTGGGCTTGCGATCCTTATCGGCCTGCTCGCGGGCCCGGGCGTCGGCCCGGTACTGCGCGGATTTGATCTCCTCGTGCATCCAGCGGAACGTGCCGGCCAGCACTATCGCGGTGATGAGCGCGGCCACCGACCAGCGCAGCGGGGCCACCAGCACCACAAACGAGATCAGCAGACTGACATCCGCGATCAGCAGCACCGCCACCCACTTGATCAGGTGGCGCAGCGAGGGGGCGGAGAACGGCCCGGGCTCGGGGTCCGGCGCGTCACGGACCGTCTGGTCCACCACCGTGTGCTCAGCCACCGTGATCGGGCCGGTGCGCGGCCAGCAGCTCGGCGGCGTGCTGGCGGAACATCTCGGCCAGGCGCTGGGTGGACTCGAGATCCATTACGTGCGGCTCGGCCATCGCGCCGAGGTGCTGAGGCTCGAGGCCCGAGGCGGTGCCATTCTTGGCCAGCGTCTCGGCCTGCTCCACGAGCAGCTCGGCGTAGCGGTTACATCCGGCCGCCAACAGCGCGGCCATCCAGCGATTGGCGGCCACGGTGCTATCGGCAGGCTTGCGGGCTCCCATTTTGATCTTCCTTCTCTGGTCGGGGCGGTTTGCGGTACGGGCCTCTTGGCATGGCGTGTAGCGCGGCCAGAACGTCTGACCACCGGTAACGGTTCGACACTCGGCCCAGGCTGCGGCGGCCCACGGGCTTGACCTTCTGGTCACGCAGCCATCCCCGGGTCACCGAGATGTTGGCGTGGCCGAGTAGCTGGCTGACTTCCTCGGTAGTCACCAGGGCGTTCGGGTTAGGCGTAGTCATGGCCCGCCTAGTAGACCCTACCGTGCGAGTTGACGGCAACCCCACGGATGGAGTCTACTGGCGGTGCACCACCCGTCACACGCAAAGAGAGACCCCAGTCCACGTATCCGCGCGGACCAGGGTCTCAAGCCTCACAACTTCTAGATCGCCCCGACCAAAGAGCTACCGAAAGGAGTGATGGGCCCCTTGAGTGTAAGCGCCGAGGTGGGCCCCGGACAGTGGAGCGATCCACCGGCTCGGCCGGCTGAGCCGCTGCTGGGTGATGGTGAGCCGGACCTGGTGCCCCGGGTGCACTGCGGGTTCCGCTGGATCGAGCGGGCCGGGCTGGGCTGGGTGTGTACCCGGCCACCGGCGCATCCCGGCGACCACCAAGCCATCGGGGCCGATGGAAAGGTGCTGGCGCGCCGAGCTCAACGGCGCAAGCGCACCCCGTAGCGCCCGGCGCCGTTGACCCCCGTGAGGACGGACTGTCAGCCGGCGCTGGTATCAACATCACGCCCCGACCAAGGGAGCCTCACCACCATGGGAACGATCATCCGCGTAGAGCTGCCGCTGCCCGAGGGGCGGACCCCCGATGGCGGCTACTTCTGGCGGCTCAGCTCGGGGGAATTGATCATCGCGCTAGATGACGCGGTGTACTCCCCGGGCCTGCCCAGCCACACCGACCGCCCGGCGCGTGACCTCCGCCAGGATGCCGCGATCATGCTGGCCGCCGCCTCCTACACGTCCGCAAGAATGGGAGCCCGAACGTGAGTAGCCAACCCCTCGAGTCCACCCCGCTGGCCGCGCCGCCGCCGCTGACCGAGGCTGAGCTGGCCGCCATGCCCTGGGTGGTGCAGGCCCAGCCGGGCACCCGCCTGGAGCAGCTGGCCGACCAGTACGAACGGCTCAAGGATCAGGCGGATGCGTCCGCCGCCGAGCTCAAAGAGACCACGGAGGCGATCAAAGCCGAGCTGGCCGCCGCCGCGCCGGGTCGCACCAACGTGCTACTGGAGTCCCCGCTGCTGTCACTCCCGCTGCGCATGCTCGGCTATGTGTCCCGGCGGATGGATACCAAGGCGCTGAAAAAGGACTACCCGCAGGTCTACCGGGACTACTCGTCCCCCTCGACCACGTGGAAGCTCGAGCGGCTCAAGCCGTGAGCGCGCCTACCTATGTGGTCCAGTTCAGCACCGGCGCCGGCTCGGCTGAGGTGGCTTGGCGCATGGTGGAGCGGCACGGCGCTGACCGGGTGCACCTGCTCACCGCCGATACCCGGGCCGAGGATGAGGACAACTGGCGGTTCGCTCGGGAAGTCGTGGCAGCCCTGGGCGCACCGCGCTGGGATGTCATCGCCGATGGGCGCACCCCGATGCAGGTGGGCCGGGATGAACGGGTGGTCCCTTCGGACCGGATGGCGGTCTGCTCCAGGATCCTGAAACGCCAGCTGCTGCACCGGCATATCGCCCAGCACTACCGGCCGGAATCCTCGGTGATCGTGCTCGGCTACGACTGGACCGAGCCGCACCGGGTGGAGAAAGCCCGGCCGCACTGGGCACCGTGGACAGTTGAGGCGCCGCTACTGGACCCGCCGCACTTGTGGAAAGACGCAATTCTGGATGGGTTCCGGGCGCGCGGTATCGAGCCGCCCCGGCTGTACGCCCAGGGGTTCCCTCATGCCAATTGTGGCGGCGCCTGTGTCCGGGGCGGTCACGCCGCCTGGGGTCTGCTGCTGCGGGTCAACCGGCCCCGGTTCCTGGAGTGGGAAGCGGAGGAGGAGGAAACCCGCGCGCTGCTCGGCCGGGACGTGTCGATACTGACCGATCGGCGGGGCGGCGGCCCACGGCGACCGCTGCCGCTAAGCGTGTTCCGGGAGAGTCAAGACGCTGGGTCAGCGCCGGCCGAGGTTGATGACTGGGGCGCGTGCGGTTGCGCGATGCTGGACACCGACCCAGGGAGCGCGGCATGAGCGCCATCCCGGCCGCTGAAATTGCCGCGTTCAAATTGTCCGCGCCGGCCCCGCTCGGCGGTAATACCGAGTGGGCGCAGCGGATGGGCGCCGAGCTACGGCGGGTGTATCACGTGCACGCCAGCCAGGCGCCCCGGACGCTGCAGCGCACCCTGGGCCCGTCCGAGCTCGGCGTGCGGTGTGACCGCCAGGTGGTCCACAAGATGCTCAACATGGCGCCAACAAATCATGTGGCTGATCCGTGGCCGAGTATCCGGGGCACCGCGTTGCACGCCTGGGCGCAGCTGGCTTTCGATGCGGAGAATGAGCGGCTCGGCGCCAAGCGGTGGCTGACGGAGCGGAAGGTCACCCCGTTCAACCTCAACGGGGACGGGCCGGGTACCGCCGATCTCTATGACTGCTGGCAGTTCGCCCTGCTCGATTGGAAGTTCCTCGGGCCCACCAGCATGGCCAAGATCCGCTCACCGCACGGCCCGCCGATCCACTACCAGATCCAGATGATCTTGTATGCCCAGGGCTACCGCAACCTCGGCTATCGGGTGGACCGGGTGGTGCTGGCCGCGATGCCGGCGGCCGCCTCGAGCCTGGACGGAATGTATCTCTGGGACCACCCGTACTCGGTGGCTGACGATGAGCTGATCGAGCAGGTGATCGACCGGACCCGCTACCGGCGCAGCTGGGCTGAAGCGATCATGAACGGGCGCACCGAGATCATGAACGTGCCGGCCACCCCGGAAGACGAGGTATGTATTTGGTGCCCGATGTACAGGCCGCAAGCTGCCCGCGATGGCGGCTCGGGCTGCCCGGGAACTATCGGTCACCGGGATGAGATCCCTGGCTGAGCCGGCCCCCTAGAACCCCCGTTCGGTGATCATCGCGCGGGCCAGTGAGTAGTGAGAGTAGGAAGATCAACATGACGTATCCACAGCAGGGTTACCCACAGCAGGGCGGGTACCCGCAACAGCCCTACCAGCCGCAGCAGCCGGCCCCGCAGGGTTATCCCCAGGGTTACCCACAGCAGCCGGCGCCGGGCTACGGGCCGCCGGCCCAGCCGCAGTACGCGGCGCCCGGTTACCCGCAGCCCTACGGCGCCCCGGTGCCCCCGCAGCCCGAGCCCGAGCGGTTCACGCTGCAGGATTTCCTGGACCAGCCGAGCACCGGCAACGGGAAGGCGTTCAGTTTCGCCACCCCGCCCAATGGCCAGTACGTGATGGGTACCTGGCGGTGGGGCCAGGTGGCCCGTGAGGTCACCGACTCGGACGTGGAGGGGCAGACTGAGCCGCGCAGCACCAAGCCGGCCACGTTGCGGGACGGCCGGCGCAAGCTGATGGTGAAGGTGCCGCTGAACGTGGCGGCGGATCACGAGTTCCAGGATGGCCGGGCCCAGCTGTACCTCTCCGGTGGGCTCTGGACCGAGGTGACCCGGGCGATGTCCGCCGCCGGCGCGCCGGCCGGCTACCCGGAGGCCGGGGCGCTGATCGGGGTGCGCAAGGTGGGGGAGCGGCCCATCCCGGGCATGTCCGCCGCCGGGATCTATGAAGTGCAGTACCAGCGCCCCGGGCAGCAGGGCCAACCGGTCCAGCAGCAGCCGGCTCAGCCGCCCGTTGAGCAGGCCCAGCAGCCGCAGTACGCCCAGCAGGGCCCGCCCGGGCTGCCGGTTGATCCCTACCTCCCGCAGGGTCAGCAGCCGCAGTACGCCCAGCAGGGCCAGCCGGCCGGTCAGCCGCAGTACGCCCCGCAGCAGCCGCCGGCCCAGCCCATGGGTCAGCCGCAGTACGCCCAGCAGGGCCCGCCGCAGCAGCCGCAGTACGCCCAACAGGGCCCGCCGCAGCAGCCGCAGGGGCAGCCCGAGCAGGGCGGTGCCTGGGGTGTGCAGGCCCAGCAGGTGCCGCCGGGTTACGCCGGCCCGGGGCCCAACGCCCCGCAGCAGGGTCCGCCGGCCGGCCAGCAGCCGCAGTACGCCCAGCAGGGCCCGAGTAACCCGCACGCCGCCGGGCTGATGGACCGGCTGTCCGGCGCCCCGGCGCAGGGGTAGTTCCGTCACCTGATCGGGGCCGAGTCCGCTAGTCCGGGCTCGGCCCCGTTCGGGCTCTAGACCCGTACCGCTAACGTGTCCGCACCCCCGAGGGAGCCTCAACCGTGTCAACTCACCCGGGGTGGACGGCCTATCCCCAGGGCCAGCCACCCGTTTTGATCCGAGGCGCGTCGCACACCGGCGCGCTGATCTTCGCCAACGTGCACGCCGATGGCCAGCAGCTGATCATCATGTCCGAGGGCAGCGAGCCTGAGATGATCTTCGCGGCCCGCCAGCTCGGCATGACCACCCCGCACTACACCCCGGTGCTCGATGAGAACGGCAACCCGCACCCGGTGGGCGCGCTGCTCTGCCCGCTGACCTGGCCGGCGGTGCTGCAGCTGGCCAACTCCTACCCCGGCCGGTGGCGCCCCTACCCCAAGCTGCTGGCCTGGATGCAAGCCGAGGTCACCCGGCGCACCGCCGAGCTCACCGGGGCGCTGGCCGGCTACACGGGCACCCGCACGCCCTACGCCCACCAGATAGCGGATGCGCTGGCCATTGCCCGGGAGGGCCGGGCCCTGCTCGATCACGATCCGGGCACCGGTAAGTCCATGTCAGCGGTGCTCGGCCTGCTCGAGCGCGCGGCCGCCGGCCACCAGGTGCTACCCATCCTGGTGATCGCGCCGCTGTCCGTGGTGGGCGCCTGGCTGGATGAGTTCGCCGCGTTGGCCCCGCACTGGCGCGCGGTGGCCTGGCACGGCACCAACCGTCACCGCCACACCGGCCGGGCTGACGTGTACGTGACCACCTACGGCACGCTGGTGCGGGACGCGGCCACCGAGCACAAGGCCAGGGCCGAGCGGGCCAAGGGCTACAACCGCTCACTGATCCGGCTGGCCCCCGCCTCGGTGGTCTGCGATGAGGTGCACCTCACCAAGAACCACGCCGCCGAGCAGTCCAAGGCGGCGGTGCGCCTCGGGCTGCGGGCCGCCCAGTTCATCGCGCTATCTGGCACGCCGATTACCCACCACGCCGGTGATCGTTGGCCGGCGCTGAACATGCTCGAGCCGGGCGCCTGGTCGTCACGCTCGGACTACATCGCTCGTTACTGCTTTGTGAGCCAAGATCCAGGGCAGTACCGGGAAACGATCCACGGGCTGAACCCGGGCACCGAGGCTGAGTTCCATGACACCCTGCTGGGCCGGCGGCACCGGGTGGCCAAGGCCGATGTGCTCGAGCTGCCGCCCAAGGTCTACTCGGTGCGCAAGGTGGAGATCCCGCCGGTGTGGCGCAAGGTCTATGACCAGATGACCGCCGAGATGCTGGCCGATCTCCCGGACGGCGATGAGCTCTCGGTCATGGACACGATCGTGCAGCTCAACCGGCTCTGTGTGCTGTCCAGTTGCGCCGGTGAGATCGAGCTGGTGCCCAAGGTGGATGCGGACGGCAACCCGGTTTACAGCCCGCTGACCGGCGAGCAGGAGATGCGCCAGCGGCTGCACCCGAGGATGCCCAGCTGGAAAGTGGATGCCCTCCTGGAGATCAAAGCCGAGCGGCCCGGCCAGCAGCTGCTGTGTTTCAGCGAGTCGCGCGGGCTGGCCGAGCTGGCCGGCGCGGCGGCGGCCAAGGCCGGGCACCGGGTGGGCTATGTGGTGGGCGGCCAGGGCAAGCGGGAGCGGGATGGTCAGATAGCCGCATTCCAGGCCGGTGAGCTGGACCTGATGGTGCTGACGCTCAAGGCCGGCGGGGTGGGCATCACGCTGACCGCCGCCAGCACCGTGGTGTTCCTGCAGCGCCCGTTCAGCATCGTGGAGTCCATCCAGGCCGAGGACCGGGCGCACCGGATCGGGTCCGAGCGCCACGAGTCCATCGAGATCATTGACGTGATGGTGCCGGGCACGGTGGAGGCCAAGATCCGCACCGTGCTACGCACCAAGGCCGGCGCGCTGTCCGATGTGCTCGGTGATCCGCGCATCGTGGCCGAGCTGCTCGGCGGCTCCCGGGGCTCGGGGTGAGCGGCCCGTGCCGGCGCGGCACCACCAACGGCAACCAGCGCGGCAACTCACGTGACCGCCGCCGGCGGCGCCAGTGGCTGCTGGACAACTTCGGGGACGGCACCACGGCGGTGTGTTCGATGTGCCCCACCGTGCTGGGTATCGACTCGGTGTCAGTGGACTGCTGGCCGATCCCCCGGTGTGACGGCGGCACCTACAGCAAGACCAATATTCGCCCGGCCTGCGGACCTTGTCAGGCACGCCAGGGCGGACTGATGGCCCAGGCACGTCGCCGGGCCCGTCTCGAGGGAGCCTCGCAAACATGACCATGATCAGAGTGATAGGTGTGGACCCCGGCCTCACCACCGGCATCGGGGTGCTGGACTGGGACACCGACCACCCATTGGAGCTCGGCGCGCACGTCGCGCAATGTGACTCGGGCATGGCCATGGCGCTGGTGGCCTCGCTGATCGAGGAAGCGCCCGGGCACGTCGGTGTGGCGGTGGAGCGTTACGTGAGTGGGCTGGCCCGGGAAGGCGGCGCGGCGGTGGCCACCCGCTCCCTGGTGGAGCACCTCGCCGTACTGGCCGAGGAACGCGCGGACGTGGGCTGGCTGCGGCCGGCGCACCAGGTCAAAGCCTGGGCCACCGAACCGCGCATGCAGGCCGCCGGGCTGGTCGCGGTGGCCAAGGGGATGGCCAACCACGGCCTGGACGGACTGCGGCACGCGCTCTACGCCGCGTGCCATGACGCGGGACTGCCGGATCCGCTGGGCCGGCGCGCCCGCGCTGCCCGAGCTCGGCGCCGGGGCCCGGACACACCGCCCGATGTGTCCGGCGCCCCCCACGGTGTGCCCAGCGAACACACCGCCTCTATCTGAACTTCCCCGGCCGGGGAGCCTCACGCACCCGGCCGGGCCCTACCCGGATTACCAAACAGACCGGAGTTTACCGGATGACCAGGCAAGACACGCCTCAAACCCCCAGGCCTCTCAGTGCGGATGAGCTGGCCGGCGCACTCGAGGCGGCGCGTGGGATAGCCCGGCTGGGAATCCCGCTGTTCGTCGCCCCGCCCGATCCCTCGAGCTCCACCGGGTTCGCGCTGCCCACCGGCTGGCAGCACACCGGCCCGGATGCCTCGGTGCCCGATCGCTGGCAACCTGGCTGGGCGCTCTGCGCGGTGATGGGGCACGGCCTGGACGTGCTGGACGTGGACCCTCGCAACGGCGGCGCCGAGTCGCTGGCCCAGATGAATGGCACGCTGCCCACCGCCTACGGCTCGGTGGCCACCCCGTCCGGCGGCGGGCACCTGTGGATCAATTCGCTCGGCGTGGCCAAGGCCACCAACGTGCTGCCCGGGATCGACATCCAGGCCGGCGCCGGGGATGGGCACGGCCGGGGGTTCGTGTTCCTGCCGCCCACGGTGCGGGTGTCCAAGGTGGACGGCGTGGCCCGGGCGTACCGATGGGCCGGCGGGCCGGACCTGGGCGCCTGGGAGCTGGGCTGGCGGGTGGACAACTCCGGGGAGGCGCTGCGCCAGCTGATGGCGGCCGCCTCGGGTGGGCCGAGCATGGCCAGGGCCCCGGAGAACGTGCCGGCCGGCTGGCTGGCCATGGAGCGCTCGGCCAAGGCGCCGCAGGCCGAGCGGGCCGCCCAGTCCGCGATGGCGGAAAAGCTCACCGCCGTGGCCGAGCATGACCGGGCCGGTGGGTTCCGGGACGTGCTGATGCGCGCCGCGCTGACCCTCGGCGGCTACGTCGGGGGCGGCTACCTCACCGAGGCGGACGCGGCTGAGCGGCTCCGTGGCGCCGTGGCGGCCTGCTGGGGTGCCCCCGATGAGGCGGATGAGCTGTGGATGGCCCAGGGGCTGGCTGATGGGGCGCAGCGGCCGTTCTACGTCTACACCCCGGCCCAAGAGGCGCAGTGGATGGCGGATGGCGGGGTGGAACTGTCCGAGGACGTGCTCAGCTCGAGCCCCCTGGACACCCCGCTGCCCCCGCCGCCGTGGTCGGTGCTGTCCGCGATCGGGGCGCACCCGTTCGAGCCGTCCGGGACGGACCAGGCGCACGCCGAGGCGGTGCTGATGCGGATGCGCCCGGCGCTGCTCTGGTCGGAGAGCTCGGCCACCTGGCTGGCCCGCTCGGCGGAACGCTGGCTCGAGCGCCACGACCGGGCCGGCTGGGCGGTGTCCATGGTGGCGCGGCTGATGCCGGCTGGCGTGGTGCCCCGGCCCAAGGACAAAGAGGATTGGACCCGGGAGCACTGGGCGAGCTACTGGCGTGATCAATATATGAGCTCGGCCGGCTCGGCCAAGATCACCCGGAAGGTCAAAGACATCACCCGGGATGACCGGGCGCCGTGGTCGGTTGACGTGGCCGAGCTCGATCAGGATCCCGAGGTGCTGTGGGCCGGCGGCTGGCCCTGGTCGCTGTCCCGCTCGCTCGAGGTGCCCACGGTGGCCGACTGGGTGGATCCGAACACCCCGCACATGCACACCGCCTCGGTGATCCCGGCGCCCGGCCCTACGCCCGTGTGGGATGCGTTCCTGGCCGCCGTGTGGCCCGATCCGGAGATCCGCGCCTGGGCGGTCCGGGTGCTGGCCATCTCGCTCACCGGCTACCCGGACGCGGCGCTGCCGGTGCTCTACGGCCGGGAACGCTCGGGTAAGAGCTCGGTGATCGGGCTGCTCTGCCGGGTGCTGGGTACCTACGGCATCGCGGCGGACGCTCGGCTGCTGGCCGGCGCGGACCAGGCGCACGCCAGCATCATCTACGCCCTCAAGGGCTGCAGGTTGGCGTTCGTGGATGAGGGGCCGCGCCGTGGTCACCTGGCTACCGAGCGGCTCAAGCAGATCACCGGTGGGATCCCGCTCACCGGCAACCCGATGCGCGGCAACCCGGTGACTTTCGCGCCCACTCACACGCTGGTGCTCACCTCTAACGATGAGCCGCCGATCACCGACCCGGCGCTACGGGCCCGCATGCGGATGGTGCCGTGCGAGGCGCTCGAGGCGGACATCCGGCCGCTGCGCCAGCAGTTGGCCCGGCCGGTGACCTGGGCCGCCGAGGCGCCTGGAATCCTCGCCGCGCTGATGACCGAGGCGGCCGGTTGGCTGGCTGACCGGGACTCGGCGAGCAACCATCGCGCGCCGCTTGCGCTGATCCGCGAGGCGGAGGAGATGGTGGCCCAGCAGTCCCCGGTGTCCGCCTGGGTGGCCGAGCGGACCACCCCGGCCCAGCCGGGCACACCGGGGCGCCAGCTGTTCATCGCGTACGCCTCCTGGCTGGAATCCCACCCGCTCTACCGGCGCACCGGACCGGGCAGCGAAACCGCGTTCGGCCGGGCGCTGACAGACCTCGGGCACCCGGCGGCCAAGCTGGATGGACGCTGGTATCGGCCACTCTCCGTAACCGGCGGCACCGCTATGGATCTTCACGGGGGTGGCGGGGCGCCGGGCGGGTTCGGCGGGTCCGGGGCGGGTCTCCAGCCGCAACCCGCCACGCCACAAAACGCCAGCTCAAACGGTATTTCTAGTAATAGTAGTGGCGGGTTGGCGGGTATATCCCGTCCTATAAGCCTCACAACACACAACACGTCATTTACTACACCTAATGGAGTACCTACACAGCACTACACAGAGAAAATAGAAGCCGCCCCGCCAATCCCGCCGGAATCCTCGCCCAGATTCGCGGCCGACCTCGGCCAACCGGCGCGGGCGGGTACTGATTCGGTACTCGCCAGCGAGCCGCCATCGAGTTCAGCGGATACCAATTACGTTAGCCTAACGAACGACCCGCCGGCGCCGGCCACCGATACACAGAGCGTGACTGGCGCGGCCGCCGCCGAGCTCGAGGACATCGCGCGCCGGGCCGGTGAGCTCGGCCTATTCGACCCGCCGGCCAAGGTGACCGCGCGCACCGATACCGGCCGGGTGTCGGTGGACAAAAAGCGGATCGCGGCTGAGGCCAAGGCGGCCGCTCGGCTGGTGGCCATCGCGGCCGCCGAGGGGGCGGAGGTCACGCTGCCGGCGGCGGTCAACCGGGCCGGCGCCATCACCGAGATCACCACGGACGAGGCACTCACCGCCGGGCGGTGCATCCTCGAGCGCAGCGGGTCGTTGACCCTTGACGTGGAGCACACCGGCTACGCACTCGGGCGCGATGAGTACGCGCTGCGCCTGGTGCAGCTCGGCGATGAGGATCTGGCGCTGGTGCTCGATCCCACCTCGGCGGAGCAGCGGGCGGTGGTCACCGCGCTGGTGGCCGAGGCGCCGAGGCTCTGCGCGCACTCGGCCACGGCGGACCTCAACCCGTTGGCCTGGGCTGACATGATCGCCATTGAGTCTGGCTGGTACCGGATGTGGGACACCGTGATCCCGGCCAAGCTCGGCGATCCCCGCTCCACCGGCTCGGATCCGGATCTCAAGTCTCTGGGCGCCAAGGTGCTCGGCCCGGCCGGGGTGTCCAAGGGCGCCGATGAGGCCCGTGAGGGGCTGTTCAAAGCCGGCGGGTGGCTCACCAAGGTCAAGCCAGAGACCCCGCTCGAGCGCTCGGGCTGGGCCCAGGTCAAGCCCAACTCATCGACCATGGTCCGGTACGCCGCCGCCGATGTCCTGGATACCGCCGCGCTGGACCGGCGGCTGCCCACCATCCCGGCGCCGATCATGCACCGGGAACGGGCGGCCCAGGAGATGACCGCCCGGATCTCCTACCGGGGGCTGCCCCTAGACGCCGAGCTGCACCGGGGCAAGGTGGCCGAGCACACCGCGCTGATGGCCCAGGCAATGGCCGAGATCACCGGCTACCGGGTGGAGAACCCCAAGAGCAGCCAGCAGCTGGCCGCTGGGCTCGAGCGGGTGGGCTACCGGTGCCCGCGTACCAAGCCGTCCGGAAAATTCCCCCAGGGCCAAGCCAGCACGGCGGATCACGTGCTGCAGGTACTCAAGCGGGACCACCCGGACACCGACGCGGGCCGCCTGGCCAGCCTGGTGATCGACTGGCGGCACTCGGACACCGTGATCAATTTGTTCCTCAAGCCGTACGGCCTGCTGATCAACAACGGGGACGGGCGGGCCCGGCCAACGATCTACACTCTCTCGGCGGACACCGGGCGTATGTCGAGTGTCAGGCCGAACTGTCAGCAGTTGCCCAAGACCGGCGGGATCCGCGCGCTGTACCGGGCCGATGAGGGCCACGTGCTGATCAAAGCCGACTTCGCCGGGGTGGAGCTGCGCGGCGCCGGCGCGCTGTCCGGGGACCAGACGATGCTGGCCAAGATCGCCGAGGCGGACGCCAACACCGACCCGGACGCACGGGTCAATTTCCACTGGATGATCGCCAAACAGGCTTTCGGGCCGGATGCCACCAAGGCGGATTACTACGCGGTGAAGCCCGGTGTGTTCGGGCACATGTACGGCGGCGGGATCGTCACGCTGGCCCAGCAGATCGGCGTGAACGAGCAGACCATGGCCGCGATCGTGGACAGCCTCAAGGCGCTCACCCCGCAGTTTCAGCAGTGGTCGAATGATCTACGCCAGGCGGTCCGCCGGGGCCAGACCCACATGGTCAGCTACTCCGGACGCGTGATCCACTTCCCGCCGGCATTCCCGCACAAGGCGCCGAACTACGCCATCCAGGGATCGTGCCGGGAGCTGCTGGTGGATGCCCTGCTGCGCTGGCGGGAGACCCGATGGGGGCACTGCACGCTGATGCCGGTACACGATGAGTTGATCATCCAGGTGCCCGAGGAAGACGGCGCCGAGGCCACCGCCGCGCTGGTCGAGTGCATGCAAGGGAACCTATTCGGCGTGCCGATCATCGCCGAGCCGGATGAGCCGTCCCCGTTCTGGACCGACTCCACGTGAGGGGTACGCATGAGTGAAGATCATCAGCCGCTGGCCCCGGTGCTCGAGCGGCTCGGCCTGGTCGCCGATCTGGAAGATCACGAACACGTAGTCTCCGGGTTCCTGATCTGCAAGATCCAGAACTTTGAGACCGGGGTGACTTCGCTGGGCACCTACTCGAGCACCGGGCTGGACTGGATCGACAAACGCGGGCTGATGGCCGCCGCGCTGGACGTGCTGCGCGGCACCGCCCTCAACCTGGGAGACGACGATGACGAGCCAGCCTGAGCGCCGGCCCCGCTGCACCGCGCCGGGCTGCGGGGTGCCGCAACACAACGGGCTGCTGTGCACCGGGTGCGCCGAGGGGCTGGACACAGACCTGCTCGAGGTGCTCGAGGTCTGGCCCGATCTGCTCATCACCCGGACCCGGCAGGACTGCCTGGGCGACCCCACCTCGGGTAGCTCGGCCCGGCCGCTGCCGTGGAACGAGCAGGCCAGTCACGCCATGAGCCGCCTCGCTGGCGCCGTACGGGCGCTGGACGCGCTAGCGGGCCCGCTGACGGCCTGCGAGGTGGCCTGTCACCGGTGCGTGGCTCAGATTGGCGCTGAGGGCTCAAACCCGGATCCGGCCCCGTTGGCCCGGTGGCTCTGGACCCAGCGCCCGGAGTTGGTGCTGCGATCCGGCATCGGGCCGGCGGCGGCCAGGCTGGACCACGCCCTGGACGCGGCCCGGCACGCCATCGACCTGCCCGAGTACGACCGGCGGTTTCCGGTGGGCCCGTGCCCGCAGCCTGGGCAGCGCGCGGCGTACTGCACCGGCACGGTGCTGGCGCTGATCCCCACCCGGGAGGCTGACCCCACGCTGATGCGCTGCTCGGACTGCGATCACGTGTGGACATCCGGGCAATTCATGCGGGCCGGACGCATGATCCATACCCGGATGCGGCAGCTCGGCCTGGTCACCGAGCGGCTCACCCGCAGACGGGCGCTGATCAGCCGGGACACCCTGCGGCGGCTGTCTGGTAGGGCCCAGTCCGTGATCACCAAGCATTGCGTACCGGTGGACCTGGACCCCCTGACGCGCACCCCGCTGTACGACGCTGAGCAGGCCATGGCCACCCTGGCCCGGGTGGGCACCAGGGCCCGTACCACGCGCTGCTCGGCTTGACAAGATCGGTCTACTTAGGAACGCTGCGCGGTGAGGCTGGTGCTTTGTCAGTGCACCCCCGTTGATCCACCCCACCCCGTTGAGCTACCCCAGGGTGAGACCTACCCCCGGTACCCATGGGCCGCCCACCGTGTGCGGCCTGGGGTGATGGGCCGAGCTCAGGTGCCTAGACCATGGCCATGCCCGTGCGCCTGGTGCTGCCAGGTTGGCAGTCAGATGTAGATCACACATAGATCCACTATCGGTATTGGTGTGGATCAGATGTAGATCAAAGATAGGTAGCTGAGGTAGGTACCCCAGGTAGCAAGGGGGTGGCATGGCCAGGCGTACCGCTCGGGTATGCACCATCGGAGGATGCCCGGATAAGGCGACCCGCTTAGGCCGCTGCTCTACCCATGCCAGTGAGCGTGAGCGATATGAGAAGCGAACAGTACCAACCAAGATAATAGAACATAGTGAACGTGCAATGCGTAAGGCAATGGTGCATAGGTGGATAGTGGCCCATGGTTACCTATGCCCCGGTTACCTGTGCCCTCCGCACCATAGCACTGACCTCACCTATGACCATGGTGTGCCAGTGTCATGGTATAGGGGAGGGGATAGGCATAGGGGTACACCCACCCCCCCTATCCTATGCCGCTCGTGCAACTCACGAAAGAATTGTAATTGAATAACGAATTGATATTAATGTTTATTGATCAATGATCGTTGATCTTTGAAGATCGTTGATCATGGGCGATGTGGATCACCCGGGGGGCATGCCCTCCCCACCCCCAAGGGCGGGGGC